ACAGTTGAAAGAGAAGTTCCATTAAAAGAAGGAAGTAAGATAACAGGATTATTTGGTAACAAAGGTGTTATATCTAAGATAGTTCCAGATGATGAAATGCCTGTATTAGAAAATGGAAAAGTTGTTGATGTTCTATTCAACTGTCTTGGTGTTGTCAACCGTCTTAATTCATTCCAATTATTCGAACAATCAATAAACTTTGTAATGAATAGAACAATTGATAGAATTAAAACATTGGAAACTAATGACCAAAGAGCAGCTGTAGTATTTACAATGATTCGTCATTTCAATACAAGACAAGCAAATGAAATGGGAGAAATGTATGCTAATTTAGATAAAGATGGTAGAGAAGAATTCATACAAGATATTTATAAGAAAGGTATATATGTTCATATTCCACCATTCTGGCATGAGAGACCATTATTTGATGTATTATCAGAAATTTATGATAAGTATGAATGGTTAACTCCATATAAAATGTTTATCAAAAAGAATGGTAGATATAGACCTATGATGAATCAATTTATAGTTGGAGAAATGTATATTATAAGATTAAAACAAACAGCATCTAAAGGTCTAAGTACAAGATCTGTTGGAGGTGTTAATTTAATAGGTGTTCCTGTTAAAGATGCCCAAGCTAAAGAGAATAAAATCTTATATGCTAAAACTCCTTGTAGAATAGGTATCGACGAACTATTAAATCTATTAATAGGAATGGACCCATATGAATTAGCTAAGATGAGTATGAGTTATAGAAGTTCAATTGAAGGAACTCATGACCTACCTGTACAATTATTAAAACAAGGTATGGTTGATAAATTAAGAGATGATGACAAAGTAATAAACAGAAACGTTGAAACATTTAATGTTTATCTTAAAACTATGGGATATAAATTACAACAATCTGAAACAATCAAAGAATTAATATTTGATTGTATAGATAATGATTTACATGAAAGAGAATTACCTGATGGTGAGAAGTTATTAGTAACAGATGAGAAGTATATAGAGATGTTAATAAATTATAAAGTGGATGAATATTTTGAAGAAGAGATATTCATAGGAACAATGGATGAATATGAAGCTAAAAGACAAGAACTATTTGAACAATTTAAAAATGAAATTATAAGTACGAAATATGAATTATAGTTAAACTGTAATTCGTAGATTTTCAATACCATATTATATCTGTGAATATAGAAAAATAAATAAAATTTCTATGTTCCAGATATAATAATATTAAAAAATTATAAATTTATGGAGGGTGTAATTATGAAAAAATATATGTTAAATTTAAAAGAAAATGAAGAAATGATGAATGATGTTGATGATCAAATGGAAACTATAATGGCTGGATTTACAAAAGCAGTTAAAGATTTAAATGAAGACGATTTAGAAATATTTGCTAACTGGGTTAAAGTATATAAAATATTAAACTATGATATAATACCAGATTTAAAAGTAGAAAAAATATTCAGATTAAATGATGTTGTAGCAGGTGTAGTAGTTAACTTTAGAGGCGTTAGAGAATTTGATTTATTAAGCTTCAATCATAAAGAAATGACAGTAACATGTTTAAATGCTAAAGATGGTAAAAGTAGAGATTATATAGTAAGAAGATTATTAGTTCCAGCAACAGTTGAAGAAGCTTTAATGTATGCAAAACAACCATTAGATGAATTAGGAGGTAAATTATTAGTGAGTACATTTGAACAAATAACAAAACATAGTAAAAAATTAGATGCTACAGAAAACATATTAAATAATAAAGGATTCTTAAAAGCAGTTAAAGAAGTAAAACAACCAGAAGTTAAAGAAGAACCTAAACAAGAAGTAAAACAACCAGAAGTTAAAGAAGAACCTAAACAAGAAGAAGTAAAAGAATTAGTAAACGAAATAAAAGAAGAAGTTAAAGCTGGTGGAAAACATGTAAGAAAAAGAATAGTTAAGAAAGTAAGAAAACATGTTAAAGAACAAGAAGAAAAACAAGCTAAGAAAGAAGAAGTTAAAGATGAAGATTTAATGTTCCCTGTAGAAAGACAAGAGTTAGAAGAAAAGAAAGTTAAACAAGTTAAGAAAGTAAGAAAAGTTGTAAAACAAAAAGAAGATAAAGACGAAATAAAAAGCTTAAAAGAATTAATAAAAGAAACTAAAAGAACAAACACAATAGACATAGAAGCAATAAAAAGAGCAGTAGCAAACAATAGATTCTAGATAAAAAAGGGTTCTCATGAACCCTTTTATTTTTATATAAATTTAAATTTCAGGAGGTAAATTATGAGTAAGAAAATATCAATATATCATCAATTAAATACAATACACAAAGAATTATTAAAAATGGATGAAACTACAATAAATGAAATAGTTGAAATGCTTAAAGGAATAAACTTTGAGGGTATTGTAGAATATTTTAATAATAGTACAGAAATGGATGATATGGATTTATTTACATGTAGAAAACTTGTAGAGATATTACAATTTATATATAATAATACGGATATAGTTCCTCCAGTATCAGATGAAACGTATGATAAATTATATCAAATAATGTTAGATGCTGGATTAGGTGATATAGTTGGTTCAGTTAATAGTCAAGGAAAACCTGTGAGGGAACATAGATTTCCAGACCTTAGAGGTACATTAAATAAAGTTCATTTTGTATTCAATATAGATAAGGAAGGAGATAAAAGAAGAAGTATAGAAGATTGGATAACAACTGTAGAAAATATATTAGGAAGAAATATAAATAATACACAAGAATTTGAATTAAGATTACAAGCTAAATGGGATGGATGTTCGGCAGTATTTGAATGTGATGAAAACGGTAACGTTGAGCATGTGTTAATGAGAGGAGATACAGAAAAGAACTTAGCAGTTGATGTAATAAAACTTTTTGAAGGGTTTGAAGATTTCAAAAAGTTTGCTAATGGAAAAGATAAATTCGCAATACAAACAGAAGTTCTTATGAATCAGTTGGATTATGAAAGAATAATAATGGATTATAAAGATTTTAAATCACCAAGATCAGCAACATCATCAATATTAAATGAAAAAGAATTACAACCTCATCTTACACAATATCTTACAGTAGAACCATTGAGAATACAATATATTGGAAAACAACCTGAGATAATACCTAATGAAGAATTTGATATGATAAGCAACTTATTTGATTTAAGAGATATACGTGAATGTATAAGACAAATAAATGAACATGCTAAACTTGAAGGTAGAACAACTGATGGTGTTGTGTTACATTTAATAGATAAGAAATTACAAAAATCATTAGGTAGAGATGGTGCTATAAATAGATATGAAGTAGCTTATAAATTCCCAGCAGAAGCTAAGAAAGCAAAATTGATAGATATAGAATTCTCGTATGGATTAGGAGGTAATATAACACCTGTAGCTAAAATAGAACCTGTGGTAATGTTAGGTAAAACAATAAGTTCTATATCATTAGGTTCTATTGAAAGATTTAGAAGTATGCAAGAACAATTAACAGTTGGTAGTGAAGTTATAATAAGATATGAGATAATACCTTATCTTGAAATAGATAATACATGTAAATGTAATTATTCAGGAAATGGATTTAATGTACCAACACATTGTAAACATTGTGGTTGTAGATTAGAAGAAGATCCATTATTAAAATGTGTTAATGAAGAATGTCCTTCAAGAATAATAGGAAATATTGTAAACTTCATAAATAAAATGAGAATAGAAAATATAAACATTGAAACAGTTTCAACATTATTCGATCAAGGGATAATAACTAATATAGAATCTTTATATCAATTAGAAAAACATAAAAGTAAAATAATTTCATTACCAGGATTTGGTGAGAAATCATATGAGAAAATGATAGAAGGAATAAACAAACGTAGAGTTATGTTTGATTATGAATTATTAGGTTCATTAGGAATACAATCAATAGGTGTTAGAATGTTTAAGAAAGTCTTATCAGTAATGGATTTAGAAACAATGTTAAGATTAGCTAAGGATGAAATGTTAGCTATAAACTTAATGGGATTATCTGGATTTGGTGAGAAAACAGCGTCAAGATTACAACATGGAGTTATAAGTAAATTGTCAACTATATATTATTTATTAGACCAAGTACAATTAAAAGAAAAAGTTGCACCTGGTAAACTAAAAGGTAAAGTATGTTTCTCACAAGTAAGAGATCCACAATTTGAATCAGAGCTTATAAATAAAGGTTATGAAGTAGTTGATTCATTAACTAAAACTACAGATTATTTGGTAGTACCTAGTTTAGATGTAACATCTAGTAAAATAACAAAAGCACATAAATATGGAATACCAGTTATGAATTTAGAACAAGCAAAATTAAAATTAAATTGACAAACAAATATTTAATTTAGGATTAGCCCCTCAGTAACGTGAGAATTACTTAACCGTAACCAGAACGACGTGAGCTGTTAATTCCAGCGAACGGATCAGTACGCATCGGTTTTGCACGTGAAATGGGGTTAAAGAACTTTATTAATGATCGAAAAACTTCGGTCATCTTTTTTTATGTTAAACTATATAGCAATCATATAGTATGATTAAATAAGTACGATAAATCAGTACGTTTCATTGTGATTCGGGAAAGTTTATGTGGAAAACATTTAATCACTATAATGGAGCTAGTTGTAGTTCGATTAAATTAAGATGTACTGGAGTATTGATTAATTATTTTGCGAACTGGTATTATCTGTCCGAGATTATTGAGCATGACAACGAATGGTATTGACAATGCGATAATCAAATATACCTGCTTTTTATGGGGTGTATAAAGGATGGATAATACCCTTCATTTCGCAAATTAAATTTTATAATGAATATAACAAATATGTAGATAAAAAAATATGAGGAGGTATCTTTATGGAAGGTAAAAAAATAACAAAAACAGTTTTAGTAATAGGTAAAGTTGAGATTAAAGGTTATCAATGGAATATTTTAAAAAGAATAATGGGTGTAGCAGAAGAAGAATATGAAAATTGTATAATTAATTTAGTTAATAAACCATTATCATTTGCAGTGCCAGATAATGTAGAAAAATATGATTTAGTATTAACAAGTCAATCAGGACCATTATTATTAAGAAACATGAAAAAAAGATGTAAAAATGTTCCATTAGTTAAACCATATAGAGATAAAAGTAAAAAATTTATAGGCTTTATGAAACTAAATGAAGTAGTCGTTAAATACGATTACGAATTATTTAAATAAATTTTATAAGACATCTATAGAAATTATCTATAGATGTCTTATAGCATTACCGTAAAAAGGTTATATTTCGATTATATATTATAAAAGTGTAATACAAAAAATAAAATTAATGGAGGTAATTGTTTATGAGTAAATTTAGAGCTTTAGAATTCTTAGGAAGTAATAAAGAGATAAGTAAGATAGTAAATGCTACAATAGAAACATTACAAAGAGAATATAAATTAAAAATTAACCAAGATGTTGTAATACCAGCAATGGTAAATTGTTTCATAGATGCAGCAATATATGAAAGCTTATTAGCATTGGGTGTTGATAAAGTTAGAAGTGAATTAAACTTATTTGATATGATAAGAATAATTCATGAAGTTATACCTGGAGAAGAAAAACCAGAATTATTAACAATAATAAGCTTAGGTAGAATGGCAATAAGAAGATTAGAATTAGAACTTCCTGAAGAGGATGTTGAAGAAGCAATGAATTCTATAACAGATGTTGACGTTAAATTATTAGAACAAATTTCATTAAGAGCATTACAATATCTTGATGATAGACATGGGTTAACATTAGGTCAATATCAAATCTTATTTAAAGTTGCTGAAGTATTCTTAAATGAAATGATATCATTCATAAAAGTAAATTCAGTAACAGATGATGCATTAGCAGTGTTTGATCAGTTTACAATAGTGTTAGATGATACAGGTAGATTCGAATCAATAGAAATTTCTGAATTTACACAGAAAACAATTGATTTAGTTTATCAAGGGATAAAAGATGAAGATCAAAGATTGAAAGATGAAGACGATAAGTTTGCAGAAAACAGTCTTAAAAAGTAAGATAAAATTAAGGGGGTAATATGTTTATGATAAATGATATAAAAGAATATTTTAGATATAGATTATATAACAATTGTAATATATTAGTTAATAATCTTAATGATGTTATAAGTGAAGTTAGTATGTTCCTAGATAAAAAAGTGTATAAATTCTTAGAAGATATTGACGATTATAACGGTATAATCGTATGTGGTATATTATTAGAACTTAAAGATAATGAAATATCATGGAGAATTTTAGAAAAAGGTGAAACAATACCAGGAATGATATTAGAACTAACTAAAGAAAATATATTAGATATATTTAAAGATGATGAGTATATTAATAAATTAAAAGAAACATTTGAAGATTATCCTAAAGAATTATATGGATTATCATTCATATCTTTTATGGAAACAATGGAATATTTCTTAATGTTAGATGATCTTATAGAAGAGGAGATTAATGTATTTGGTATATGTAAATTATATAGTAACACAATTAATAATATAATTTATAGGGGGTAGTTTATGAGTGTAAAAAATGAATTAAATTTAATTAACACATGTGCTTGTGTAGATGCTATGGATCGCATAGCATCTAAAACTTTTATAAGATTAAGTTATGAATATGATATATGTTTAATAAAGAGGGATATTATACCCTCTTTAGCTTTCATATGTCTTAAAAGTTTAATCAGTTCATTAGGTAAGTTAAGAGAACATGAAACTGATATGGCAGCATATATCAATCTATTTGATATAGTAACATTTGGATTAGTTGAACTTAACTTTGAAGAAACTGAAAAAGCAACTAATATATTACCTGATTTTAGAATAGGACCTAAAGGATGTAAATTTGCAGGAATGGATTATAATAAGTACAATCAATATCAACAACCTATTGATAAATATAATGGACGAATAATTAACATAAAAACAAATGATACAACAAGTTCGTTTTGGGCAGATATATTATATGAAATGTCACAAGCATGTTTCAATAATATAAATTTAAAATTAGACAATAAATCTATATTAGTAATCTTCTTAGAGATATTCTTAGAAGAAGTCTTTTATGATTTAGGATTAAACAAAGGTAAGAAAAATTACACATATAAATTATTCGATATATTGTATTTTAATTATATTGAAGAAAAGGATATGTGGGGAACAGATGTAATGCCTGAATATAAATTAATGGTTAAGAATGATGCATTCTTAGAAGATAGTGTCAATAATTCATTAAAAGAAAATGATATAGATGATGAAGAAGTTGATGGTAGATATAAAGCAGGATTATATTTTGATAAAAATTAGGAGGTTGAATTTATGTATAAAATGTTATCTGATTATTGTAGAAGTTTCGATGACAAATTAAACATGCCTTTAATTAATAGAGAGTTAGATAAAGAATTATATTTATATGTATATGAAACAATTAAATCTTTAGAAGTATTTGAATGTGTTAAGATATTAGGATACGAATATAAAGATAAAGCAAATGATATAGAATTAGATCAATACAGAAGAACTAGGATGCAATCAGGTAAGAAAGTTCAAGAAGAAAAAACAGACGTAATGAATATGGCTGAATCAAGATGTGGTGAGCTTACAATTCATTATGAATTATCTATAGATGTTAAACAAGATGATGGTACAACTAAGATGATGACAGAAAGACATTATAAAAACATATTAATACCTATCAAAGATGAAGATGGGTATTATATGTTAAAAGGAAAAAGATATATATTAATGTATCAGTTAGTTGATTCTACAACATATAGTACATCTAATAGTGTTGTATTAAAATCAATAATGCCAATACCATTAAAGAGAAAGACAAAAGTAATACATGATGTGGATAGAAATCCATATACAGTTCCAATATATTTCACGAATATATTTAAAAATGAAATTAATATGTTATTATTATTCTTCGCTAAGTTAGGTTTCATTGAAGGATTAACGTATCTTAGTATGGAAAAGGTAATAACATTAACAACAAGTTTAGGAGATGATTTAGATAGATATAATTATTTCAAGATAAGTCAAGAGTTATTTATAAAAGCTAATAAATTTGCTTTTGATGAATCTGCTGAAGTAAGATCTGTAGTTGGTATGTTATTAGATTTAGTTAATAACAGAGTAACTATACAAAACATGGTTGATAAAAACTTCTGGTTAGAAAAATTAGGACATCAACCTAATATACAACAGCCAAAATTCAAAAGAGATAAAGCAAAGAATTTATTATTATCTGTAGACCGTATGATGGATATGACAACTAGAAGAGTATTAAACATATCTGCAGATCATAAAGATAGTATGTATAGTGCTTTAAGATGGATGTTTATGAATTATAATGATCTTAAGAGTAAAAGAATAATGGATATAACTAATAAACGTTTAAGAGATAATGAATATATAGCTTCATTAATGACAAGAGAGTTAAGTAACTCATTATATAGAATTATGAGTAAAGTAAGAAAACCTCAATCAAGAAGTTTGAATACATTAAGAGAACTATTCTCTTTCAGAGGGGATATATTAATCAACAAATTATATGATTCAGGATTATTCAAATTTGATGACGTTGTTAATGATATGGATTTCTGGAATAAGCTAAAATATACGATAAAGGGACCTAATAGCCAGGGAGGAAGCTCAGGAAAAACAATAGCAACATGTCAAAGGGGGATAGATCCATCATTCGTAGGTCGTATTGACCTTAACGTTGTAGGTAATAGTGACCCTGGTGCTACAGGTATATTAACACCATTTATACAAACATATGGTTTGAATATATCAGATAAGAAAGAACCTGAATCAAGACAATTTGAATTAATGAAAATTATAGAAGAAGCTGTTAAGAATGAATATGAATATATAGAAAATTTTGGTATAGAAACGTTTGATGATTATTATGAGTTAATTAATAAAATGTACGATACAACTGCAGGGTGTATCGTAACAACAAGTAAAGAATGATAAGGTAACTTATCATTCTTTTATTTTTAGGGAGGTATTTGTATGAACCATAAGTATTTATTACAATGTAAAAGAGTTATAATAAATAATAAGAAATCAAACAAATGTATTAAATTGACATTTGCAGATAAAATGGCATTATACGTTTTATCTAAAAAGTTAAAGAAAGAAAATAATATGGAAGGAATAACATTTGAGGAATTCGTCTTATTATGTAAACATAATAAAACAAAAGCTACATTGAGAATTGAAACTAAATATTCAACAATATTCCTAGATATATTAACATTCAATACACATACATTATATGATACGATTGTTAAGATATTATATGATATAGAACAGCATAACGATTATGATAAATTTAATGATTTAGATTCTATAAGACATTATATAAGAATTAACAATATAGTATTATTCGATTGCTTTATTGATTTATGTAAGAGAATGAAAGTTAAAGTATTTATAGAATAATATAATTAATACAACAAAAATGTAAGCAAAAATTAATTAAAAATATAGGAGGTAGTCTTATGAGTAATAATAAATTAAGTTTTAATGTATTTTGTGATGCTGAAACTATGTTAGTTAAAGTTGTCTGTGTTGAAGGTGTAGGGGCGGTATGCACATATACAACTAGTTATACAAACTTTAAAGAAGCTCATAAAACAACAGCTGAAAATTTTGAAAGAATATTGAAAACATTAGATGATGTATTTGTAGCAGGAGATATAGAAAGAGATTTAGAATTAGTTAGAACATCAATGGCTATGCTAGAAGCAACACCATTCTTGTTCTATCTTGAATATATAGAAGATACAGTTTCAGAAAAATTAGCAAAACGTAAAACAGGAATGCAATTTGAACCATTTGATCCAATGCAAGCATTTACAAGTATGAAAGGAGATGTTCCAGGTATGATGTTACCACAAGATGTTGCTGAAATGTTTATGTTTGGTTCTAAGAGAGAGAATGAACAACCGAAAGAACAACCTAAGAGAACTAACCTAACTTTTGCTGATGTTGTAGGAATGCACGAGGTTAAAGATAAATTATATGATGTTATAGATCAATTTAAAAATGTTGAAAAATATAAAGCTTGGAATATAAAACCTATAAAAGGTATATTATTATACGGACCATCAGGTACAGGTAAATCTTATATATCTGAAGCATTTGCTAATGAGATAGATGCTAAATTCTTCCCATTATCAACAGCAGATATAATGAGTAAATACCTAGGTGATTCAGGTAAAAATATAAGACAAAAATTCGAAGAAGCTAGAAAACATAAATTATCTTTAATATATATAGATGAAATAGATGCAATAGCAGCTAAAAGGGATGGAAATGAAAACAACAAAGAAAGAAATGCAACATTAAATGAACTTCTAGTTCAAATGGCTTCACCTGAAAATGATAACATAATAATGATGTTTGCTACAAACAGATTAGATATATTAGACCCAGCGTTCTTAAGATCTGGACGTTGTGATTTTAAAATAGAAGTTGCTCTACCAGATTTCGAATGCCGTAAAGGTATATTAGAAATAAATTCTAAAGGTAGACCGATAGCAGAAGAAGTAGATTTTGATAAGATAGCAAGAAACATGAGTGGTATGAACTGTGCAGATATGGCAGTTGTTGCAAATGAAGCTGCACGTAAAGCATTAAAAGCAGGAAAAGATGTAATAGAAGTTGAAGATTTTGATAAAGCATTTGAAGAAATGATATGTGGTGCAAAATCAGAAACTAAGAGAATAAATGATAAAGAAAAAGAAATAGTATCAATACATGAAACAGGACATTTATTTGCAAATGAGATATTCAAAGTTAACAAAACTAAAAAGATATCTATATTACCTAGAGGAACAACTTTAGGATTTGTAATGCATGTAAATGAAGAAGAAGATGACAAGTTCTTACAAAGTAAAGAAGAATTATTAAATAGAATAAGAGTTTGTTTAGCAGGTAGAGCAGCTGAAGAAGTGTTCTTTGGCGATGTAACTACAGGTGCAGCAAATGATTTAGAAAAAGCTAACAATATAGCAAATGCTATGGTTTGTGAATATGCTCTTGTAGAAGAATTAGGATTATCAACTTACAATATGAATAATCCTATGACAATATTAAAAATACAAAAACATGTTGACAAAATATTAAAATCTTGCTATGATGATGTTGTTAGAATGGTAGTTGAGAACAAAGCTAAAATGGCAGATTTTGCCGGAATATTAAGAGAAAGAGAAGAAATGACAGGAGAAGAAATAAACGAAATATTATATCCTGAAACAGCAGAAGCTGAATAATTTATTGACCTATGAGATTATTCTCATAGGTCTTATTTACCGTAAAAAGGTAACATTTCAATTATATATTATAATTATGAAAGTTAATAAATATATTAACAATATTGTAATAAAAGAGTATTCGCAGTGTGTTGTTATATGCACTGGAATATTGAGGAGACATTCGCAGTGTGTTGTTATATGCACTGGAGTGGAATTGGAGTATTCGCAGTGTGTTGTTATATGCACTGGAATATTGAGGAGACATTCGCAGTGTGTTGTTATATGCACTGGAGTGGAATTGGAGTATTCGCAGTGTGTTGTTATATGCACTGGAATATATCCTACTTCCTATCCTACTTCCTTTCTTAATTACAATTTATTATGTTCCTAATGCATATATGCATTAGGAATTTTTATTTTATTTTAAAGGAGTTGAATTTTATGAAAAATGTTAATAATAATAATAAATTATCAGGTGATAATAGTACAAATAATAAAAGTTTCAACGATAATAGCTTTAATACAACAAATATAACAAATATATATCCTAGAAGTCAGTCTAAAAAGGAAAGAGATAAAGAAAGAGAACAAAAACAAAGACCTTATTTAGCTGATAAAGAAGGTAAATTAGTAAAAGGATATGGATATATAGTAAGACAATATTCTGGTGATTTATATACAGTTATTAACTTAACTGATTTGAATGGTGTTTATATAGCAGATCATGTTCAGATGGATATAAAAGATAATATTTATGAATATAAATATAAAAGTAATTTTATTTATTTTGAAGGCTATTCACATCAATACAAAAGAAGTAATGGAACGTATGATTATGAAATAAATATATCAGAACCAATTGAATTCTTAGGAAATAAAGTTATGAATTGTAATTATACAGAAAAATATTTTGATATAGAATTAGATTATGAAAAATTCTTGAAATATTTCTATAAGGCTGAATATAATAATTTATTTAGATTATTAAATAAATTATCTGAACGTTTGGATAAGTTAACAATTGAATTTGGTAAACGATTTGTATATAATAATATAGTAAATAATTTCATGTTGTATAATGCAACTTATGATTTATATAATGAAGAACTTCAGAGTAATATGATAAATATGGAAGGTTTAATATCATTAATTTTAATTATAGCTTCAACAATATATAAAATTGAAACTAATAGATGGATGAATATAGAAAATATATTATCTTATGTAGTATATGCTTGTAATCTTGAACAAGGAGTAACAACATACAATAAACAAACAAAAGAATTTGAGAAATTTTGTAGTAATCTCAATATACCATCTAATAGTAAAAAATTAAAGAAAGGTTGGGTTAAAATTGTATTAAGAAAATATAATTTCGGTGGTGATGTAAATCCTATCGATTTAACAAAAAATGATTTAGCTGAAATGGCATATTTAGTTTTAAATGATTATGTATAGGAGGTAAATTTATATGATGAATTATGGATATGGAAATTGTGTAATTAGTATTGAAGGAGATGAAAACATTTATTCAGTAGTACCTTATTTTAAAGGTGTTAAATTAGAAAAGAATACAGGTTATCTTAGAGAAGGATATGTATATATCTATAGAGGAGATATCTCAAAACAAAAGAAATTTAAGAATGGAGTATTTACAGATAAGAAAGGGAAAGTGTATTTCTCTTTAAATCCAGAAGATAGTAGTAAGTATGCGTTTGAAAATATAAAAGACGATTCAATACAATCTATAATTAAACAAGCAGAATTGGTTGACCCTAAATTAAAACGTAAGATAATGAAACAGATAACACAATCATCAGATATATATTTACCAGAGTTAGATGTAAATGATGATTGTTTTAAACATCTTGTAAAACTTGTTCTTCATGATAAAAAGGTTGACATAAAACAATTCAAAGATAAATTTACAAAAGCACATTCAATAACAAATCTAAAAGCAGCATTGGAAACTAAATCCAGTCCTGATGGAAAGAAAGGTTCTTTAACAGTAAACAATATGCAGAGATGGCTTGAATTGTTAGATATGGATATAGAAATCACATTTAAAGATTCTGAAGAAAGTGAATATCCTTGTTGTAAAGAATTTAAATATAATAGTAAAGATGGATACAGTGTTAAATGGGCAGAAGGTTGTGAGGATTTAGAATTTGAAGAGGATGTATATAATAGTGAAGGAGAAGATGAAGATGAAGATTAATGAGCAAATTTATAAAGGAATAAAGAAATCTATTGTAGATGATTTAGAAGTGGCATATGAAGTATTTAAAGAAGAGGGTCATCAAAATCTTGAGGGGGTTATATTATCTCTTAACCCCCTTAAGGGTTTTGGTAAATATCTTATAGATAACCCAAAACAATTAGCAGATTTTTCAGAACATTTATTTACAAGCACTGATTTTGTGGTGCATTTAGGTTTTGATAAAGATAGTGAAGATGAATTTTTTCCATTGATTGAAAAATAATAATGGAACATACAATATAATAGAAAATAAAAATATTTAGGAGGTAAACAATATGGATTATTATGTATGGGATAAAACATCAAATTTATTAGGAATGTCAGCAATGACAATTTTAAATAGTAGACCTGATTTTAAAAAGGATGATGTTATAGTTATTCATAAGAAAGGTGAACCAGCTAACGTCGTTATGGTTGAAACTAAAGAAGGTCTTAAGTTGAATTATGATATAGATAGTGATAGTGCTGATGTTGTAGGATTTGTAGTAGCTATAATATTAGGCGAAGATAATCCTGAAACTATAAAAGAAAAACTAGAAAGTATAACACCTGTAAGTAATGATGAAGCTGAAGATTTATTTACAGATGAAGAAGAAATATTCTTAGATGATTATGCTAAAATGATAGAAGATGCGATAGTAGATATATTTAAAATAACTGGGGATGATGAAGAATTTAATACACCAATTCCATTATCTGGAGATTATCAAGATCCTGTTTGTAGAATAATAGATAAATCAGATATACCTGATGATGTAGAAGACAAGAAATTAATAATAGTATTAAATCATGCATTCGTAACAGATGTTGATCATCCTATTGATTTAAAATGTATGAGCGAAATAAAAGAAGAGTTAAAACAATTAGAAGATGAAAGAGAAAAATATGCACATGAAGGTAATTATGAATTAGTTGAAATAACAACACATAAAATAGAAACTATGAGGTCAGAATTCATGGATTCATGTGATGCTACATTAAAATTAGAAGCTGATGTAATATATCAATATGATGAGCAATTATTAGTACATCTTACAAACGGTCAAACTATGATAGTTCAAAGAGATGTAGTTGATTCATTTAGAGTAAGTGCTATATCATATGAAAAAAGAAAGATAGATAGTAATCAAAAATATAAAGTATATTATAAAAATATAGACATAGAATTAAATACAGATTATAATGAATTTAGAGAATTAAATAATTCTATATTTATAGTAACAGTTTAATAACCAACTCCAACCATTTTGGTTGGAGTTTTATTTTTATTTATAGGAGGTAATTTATGAAAATAACTTATTTAAAGTTAGAAAACTTTATTAATATTAAAGCAGGAATGAAGAAAACTAAAATTGAAATAGATTTAAATAAAAGTGTTAATAAATTAATTTTGTTATGTGGACCTAATGGAACTGGTAAAACAAGTTTATTATCTGAAATGCATCCATTTGCTAATAGTGGTAATATGGATGTTAGAGGTGAAACTAATCTTATTATAGAAGGTAAAGATGGGTATAAAGAAGTTCATATAGTTGATGGAGATGACAAATATATTATCAAACATCATTATCTATTCTCTAAAAAAACTAAATCAGTTAAATCATTTATAACTAAAAATGGAACAGAATTAAATCCTAATGGTAATGTTAAATCGTTTAAAGAAGCTGTAAGTGAACAGTTAGGGATTGACCATGAGTTATTAAAACTAATGAGATTAGGTAGTAATGTTACAAGTCTTATTAATATGAAATCAACTAATAGAAAGAACTTTGCAACTAAATTATTTTCAGATATAGAAGTATATAATGGATTCTATAAGAAAGTTTCAGAAGAATATAGGAATATAAGAGCAGTAATGAAAAGTACTGCTGATAAAATTAGTAAATTCAATATACAAGATGAAGACGAATTTGATAAGCAAATAATTATAGCTAATCAAGAAGTATTAAAATATACGGGTGAGAAAGAAAGAATACAGAAAGAGAATGCAGTATTAGAGAACACAATAACAGAGATAAATATAAATGACGAGGAGTTAGTCTTAGAATCATATAAATCATTAGAATTAGATTTAAATTCTGCTGATGAGTTATTATCATTGGTTAGAGATATAAATATGTCTAAAGAAGAATATGAACTTCTTTGTGAGAAAAATAAACAACAACTTGAATTAGCTTTATTAGAATACAAAAGTAATATAGATAAAGCTATATCTGAAAGAGATATATATTATAACCAAAAACAAGATTTAGAAGAGTCTATAAAAAGAGCTGCTTCTGCAGAAAGAGTAAGAAATCTTAAAAATGTTATACAAGAATACAAAGTAAATATTTCTAATCTTGAAAAAGAGTTAGAACGAAGAACTAAGTATAATAAAACAGTTTTATTAATATTAAAAGAACATTGTATGAAAACAGAAGAATATATTAGGGATCTTAATATATACAGTGATGCTGATATAAGACGATTAATGGAAAGTATATTAGATAATGATAGATTAATGGAAGCTCTAGAAACTAAAAATAAAGAGAATAAATCAACATATGAATTATTAAATGCTGAGATAATAAACATAGAGAATATGAAGATTGATTTTGATATAGATTTAGATGATAATAGATGTACAGAAGATTGTCCTTATAAACAATTCTATCTACAAACAGCAGGTAAAAAGAATAATCTAAATAAATATATCGAAGAACGTAATAAAGTTAATAAAGAAATTCTTAGATATGAAGAGTTATATAACTTATATAATAATCTGATATTCATAAAGAATCATATCTTGTCATATGAAAAAGAATATCAGATACCTATAGAATATGATTTTGCAAGTTGTTTTGAAAATTATATAATGGGTAAACCTGTAGTTAATACGATGTTATTAAACTTAGCAATAGATGATTCAGAAAAGTTTGATTTATTAGAAACGTATAGAAAAGATTTAGAATCTTTTGAAAAAGAGTATGAACTTATTAAAGCTTCAGGATTAGATGTTATAGAAATTGAAAATAAGATATTAGATATTAATGATAAGATAAATGAAAGAGATGTTATAATATCTAAGAATACAGAAAATAAAATAAAAGTTGAAACTGAACTAAAAGAAAATGAAACTAAAACTAATGAAATATTAAAAGCTTTAACAATAAAAGATTCTATGGAAGATATGACAAAAAGATTCAATGAATTAAGAATAAGATTAAAAGAAATAGAAGAATTAAAAACTAAGAAGGAGCAATGTATACAAACTATAAGAACTAATAAAGATTCTTTAGTTAAGATAAACGAATTTATAGATAAATTAACTGCTAGAGCAAATCAATTATCATTTAATAAAGAAACATATAAATCATTAGTAACTGAACATGAAGCATTAAAATTATTATTTGAAGATGCTGATGTTATTAAAGATGCTTTAAATTCATCTAAAGGTATACCATTAATATTCCTTCAAGTATATCTTAAAAACTGTCCTATAATGATGAATAACTTATTGGATACAATATATAACGGAGAATTACAAATAGAAGGATTCTTAATAGATGAGAATGAATTTAGAATACCATTTAATAAATCTGGTATAAGAGTACCTGATATAGTAATGGCAAGTCAAGGAGAATCTAGTTTTATATCAATAGTATTAAGTTTATCATTAATAATACAAAGTATGACGAAATATGATATAATATGTTTAGATGAATTAGATGGACCGTTAGATACAAAGAATAGAGAGCAGTTTATAAAAGTATTATATTCATTTATCAATCAAGTTAATAGTGAGCAAGTGTTCTTAATCAGTCATAATAACATGTTTGACAATGAACCGATTGATTTAATCTTAACTGGTGATATGGATATAGAGAACTATAAATTTGCTAACATAATTTTTAAACCATAAGAAGATGAATAGGAAATCCTATTCATCTTCTTCTTTTTTGTCTTCTATTAATGAAAATAATCTAATAATATCTTCTGATGTATGTCCATCATATTCAGGAGCTCTTAAACGTTGTTGAACATCAAATTTATCCCACCAATCTATATGGTAGTGGTAAGTATATTGTCCCTCAGGAGTTTCTATACCAACTATAAAATAATCATCATACATAGTACCATCATGATGTAATTTGCTTTTCCATGCTTTATCTTTATGTGAATTACATATCACAGCAAATAACATCATTCTATGCCAATATAAATCATCAAAACTATGACTACCATCATTTACTTCTCCTATAGAATTAACATCAAAAACATATCTGTGTTTTTTATTACTATGATCATCATATGTTAGAAGTATGTTTAATAATTTTTTCCACATTTCTACTTGTATATCTATTTTATTATTATTTGACGGTCCTCTTTTTTTATCTATTAATCTTAGTATTTGCTCTTCAACTTCTCGTATTAAATAATATTTATCAAGTATATCTAAATTAATATCTCTCATTATTTATTCCTCCTTATTTTTTCTTCAAATATAAGTGTGATGCTACACCTATTACTACCATAAATACAATATACCAAACACCAGCATTCATTATATCAGCTCCTTAACAATATTTTTCCATAACTTTATACGATCTACCATATGCATCAGTAGCAAATTTTTTATCTTGTGAGAATTTCATTTTCCCTAATTCCTTCTTAGTAGGGACAGGATATCCTTGAATTCTTTGACCATCTTTATCTATAGCAACCATTTCCCAAGTATTATCTACTACAGAATACATAACTATTAATTCTGGTTTTAGGTTTTCGTATATAATATACATATCTGCATCAGAAGATCTAGTAGTACCCTCTGATTCTAATCTCTCGTTTATCATATCATGTATAGCATTATGTGCATCTGGTAATGCGTTTGCGTATTCTATATCATCATCACTAGAATAATCTGAACTTGAAATATGGAAATCAGTATCACCATTTAATGCTGAAACAAAGTTATTTCTCCCAACACCCATTATATTTTGGAAGAAGCTATTAGCATCATCTTCTAATGAACCATCTCCACCCATTTTAGCATATTTACCATCTGATTTAATTTTAAGTTCTTGAATATTCTTTTTAAGTGTGTTTATCTCTTTTATTATTTGTAATCTATTAGTTGTAGAAGATAATACAGATTCAATTAAATCATTTAAATATTTCGATGTTCCTTTAGCTTTATTACCATCAATAGCATCAAACTTTTTAGTTAACTTCTTATTGAATTTATTAGCTTCATCTAATAGGTCATATAACATTGCTAATTCTTCAGCGAATTCTTTTTTATATTCATTTTCATCTTCTTTGTATTTAGAATATGATTGTTTACCTCTCTTAGAATACTTATCAAGAGGTTCTTCTAAATATTCTCCATTTTCCCAATTATCTATAGCTTGATAAAAATCTACATCTTCATCAATTTCAGGCAATAGATTTATAGGGTCTGGGTCATCTAATTCTTGCATCATTTGTTCATAATCGGCTATAAAATCATAGTCTTCAGGCATATCGAAAACAGTATTGTCTTGATAGTCCTCATTATTTAAATCATCAAACATATTATCCATATACATTTCCTCCTTTAGTTTTAATAAACCATTCCTCCAATGATTTTGTTATTATATTGTATTTTGACTTAAATAAAATTGTATATATAAATACATATATTTAAGTAATTAGATTACATTTATCCATATATACGAATACACGAAGTTAATATGATATGAGAATTTGATTTTCTCATATCATATTAATTTTTTATTTAAAACTTAACAAATTATTATGATGAATAAAAATATGAGGGAGGAATGTATATGGAATTTTTACAATTAAAAGAAACTAGAAGAGAAGATGTTATGTTATTAAATGTTATTTATAATCAACCGAGTGCTCAAACTAATTGGATAGATTCATTAGATATAATTTATAAAGATTTAGCAACTGATAAAAAATATCTAGAAACTATAGTAAATCCAACAATGGACGTTTATTTTACAAAACCTGAATTTCAAAATTATGATTATCCAAAATATACAATGCCTGTAGAACAAATGGAAATTAAAAACATAAGTTGTAAATATGCAACTAGAGACATAGCGAAGATAGCAGGTGGAAAATACAGTGAGTATTATAGACAATGTGTTGAGACAAAGAATAGAAAAAGATTAAAAAATCTACACAAATATAAATATGTTATGGCAAGTGATTATGATCCTGAGTCTTATTATAGAATTCAATTCTCTTGTCATTATTTAAATGAAAAACCAAAACCTATAACTAAGATGTACTCAGATATAGAGGTTGACGGTATAAATGTAGAAGGATTCGTTAAAGATGGAGTTGCACCTATAAATGCAATAACTTTAATTGATGAAAAAACTAGAAAATGCTATACGTTTGCATTAAGAAATGAAAAGAATCCTCAAATAGAAGAACTTGAAAATGATATAGAAGGATTTAAACAAGATTGTCATAAAATGTTTGATGAATCTTATGGAGAATTTGATTATAATATTATTTTCTACGATGAAAAAGATGAAATAGTTATGTTAAGAGATTATTTTAGTTTAATTCATACATTAAAAAGAGATTTCATAATGTTCTGGAATATGAACTTCGATGCTAACTATTTAATGGATAGAATAACTGAATTAGGATATAATCCAGCGGACATAATGTGTCATCCAGATTTTCCTTCAAAAAGATGTTATTATTATGAAGATAGAAAGAACTTTGCAGTTAAGATGAAAAAAGACGCATTTACAATATCAGATTATACAGTATGGATTGATCAGATGATCCTATATGCACAAATAAGAAAAGGGCAATCTGAATTAGGTTCAGTTAAATTAAATATAATAGGTAAAAAAGAACTTGGAGATGAAAAATTAGATTATAGCGAAGAAGCAAACATCAAGACATTACCATATGTAAATTATAAAAAATTCTTATTATATAATATAAAAGACGTTCTTTTACAATATGGTATAGAAAGAAAAACATCTGATTTAGATAACTTATATACACGTAGTATATTAAATAGTGTTGCTTATAAAAAAGTTTTTAGTCAAACTGCATTATTAAGAAACAGATGTTACGTTGATTATTTAAAGCAAGGGTATGTTATAGGTAACAATATAAACTTAGATTATGATAAAGATTGGGATTCTGATGATGAAGAAGAAGGAGATAAATTTGCAGGAGCAATAGTTGGAGATCCAGTATTAAATAGTGTTAAAAACGGTATGCTTGTTAATGGTGTTAGAAATAAATTTATACGTAAATATGTTATAGATTTTGACTACACAAGTCTTTATCCAAGTATTAAAATAGCTCATAATATAGCACCACATACATTAGTAGGTAAAATATCCTTAGATGAAAAGGTTTATGATAAATATACAGCTTTTGAAATGTTTAATGATAAAGGTAACATGTATGATTCAGGAAAAGATTTTGTTGAGAATTTGTTATGTCAAAATCCTGTAATGACAGGTGTGCGTTGGTTTAATTTACCGAATATGATGGAAATATTAGAAATGGTCGGAAATGAATTTGGTAAAGATACAAGTAAATTAGTACCTGAAGAAAATAAATATAGAAGGGAGTAATTATATGAATATATTATTTGAAGATAAAGAAAAGAAGTTTAAAACTTCTTTTCTTAAAGATTTAGAAAATAATGTTAAGATATTAAAAAACTTATTCGATGAAGTTTATATTGACAAAGAAGGAGTCTGTTATTCATTAGAAAATAAATTAAATAATGGTAGAGTATTGTGTAGATCATCATTAAATAAATTATTTGATATAGACGATTGGCAATTATTAAAGTTAAATTTAAAATTGGTTAGCGATTGTTTAAAGGCAGGTAAATCAAAAATAATAGGGTACTCAGTAACAGACAAACTTATAATAAGAACAATTGAAATGGATTATGAAGTGGGTGTATTTGAAAATGATATTAAATTAAATATAGATTATTTAAATGATATATTTAATAATATTGAATATACATGTGATTTAAGTGATATATTACCTAAATTTGAAAATAAAGAATTTGTAAGTATAAAAAGAAATAATTACGATTTAATATTAACTCACAAATTATTTCCAGTAATTAATAAAGCAGTCGATTTTGAATTTGGTGCAAAATCAAATGATAATGGAACATTTTTTGGAGTATTTACAAATAGAATAGAAGAACGAAATAAAAAAGAAGAAATAACTTTTCAAATAGAAGTAATATATGTATATAGATTTTTATATTTAGATTAATCGTAATTCATAGGATTTAAATACCATATTATAATATTGAAGTAAGGAAATAAAATTCCTTACTTCAATAAATAAAAAAGGAGAATGTTGATATGAATAATTCAATAAGTAATTTATCAGTAGAATATTTTAAAGGTGACCAATTAAACCACATATGGTTTATTAGTGATACTCATTTTGGAGTTGATAAAACAAGAGTGAAAACTTGCAGACCGTTTGACAGTGTAAATGAAATGGATAAAGAAATGATAAAACAATGGAATAAAGTAATTAAACCAAACGATGTAGTTTATCATTTAGGTGATTTTGGTGATCTTAAGGTATTAAAGAAACTTAACGGTAAAGTAAGAATAGTAATGGGTAACCATGAAAAGAAAAATGGGTATACTAAAGAGGATTTATTAAATGCTGGATTTGTTAAAGTGTTTGAGGATAGAGCCTTAATTGAACTTGATGGTAAACTTATACACATGTGTCATGAACCGTCTAAACATGTTCCTAATATGCTTAATCTATTCGGTCATGTTCATGATTTAGCATTTATAAAACCTTATGGAATTAATATTGGTGTAGACGTACATCATTATAGACCCGTGAGTTATGAACGAATGATGTATTATAGTAATTTAACAGGTGAAGGATATCAAGGTGAATTTACAATATAAATCTTAACCCTCTTGGGTTAAGATTATTTTTTTACCTAATAAAACAACTACTTAAGAGTATAATGGATTAATCTAATTATAAAGGAGTGATATATATGGCTGAAAATAAATCAAAAAAGGAAAAAGAAGAGAAAATAATTCCTACGAGTAAGGAAGAAGTTAAGCTTAATGACCTCTTCCAAGATTTATTTAAAAAGATATCAATGAATACACATGACGTGGATATTGATGGAAATAAGAAAAGTATAGATGCAATGTCCGAAAAGATAAAACGTGTAATAGCAGATGATATTGAAGAGATGAAATCCTACGGTGGAGAAAATGATTTAAGTAGATTCTTAATGAATACTATTGCAAATTCAAATAAATTCGGTAATACTATTATAGATCAAAAAAATTCTTCGGAAGGATTAGAAAGTATATTTTTATCAGGTGATGGAAATATATTTAGTACATTCGAAGAACGATTTAGAAATAAAGCTTTATTATTTAGCGATTTAGAGATAATAAGTGAACAGTTAGTTGAACTAACTGAAGCTATAAATACAACAAGAGATGATATAGTATCAGCAGATGATGTTGGTGCTGAAATATCAAGATCTTTATCTTTCTCATTAGATGAGAAAGATGATGATAAATATGATGAAATTATAACTGAAGTTAAAAAACAAGAAGAAATACATAAACTTAATTATATTATAAGAGAACATATAGTTCCTAAGACATTAAAATATGGTGAATATTATGTTTATGTAATACCTGAAAGTAAACTATATGAGAATGCTCAAAAAAAGAAAATGGAACTTACAAATGGTGCTACTATGGAATCAACTACAGCTAAAAGTTTCATTGATAGTTTAAAAGCAGATAAATCTATGAATATACAAAAAGATTTAAAAGCCGATGATATGATTAGTTATGTATCAGAAAATATAAAAATAAATAATACTGATTTACCATTACCTATAGTTGAAAATAGTACGTTAACTGGGGCTATGAAAGATTTAGCTCAATTTAATAATTTATCGAATATGTTAAAAAATGCTAAAGGGAAAACTAAAAAAGATAATAACGGAATTAACAAATATTCATCATTAGGATTTAGTGATGGTGTTAAAAGTTTAAAAATGGATGATTGGGAATCAACTAAAGGTTGTTATATAAAACTATTAGATCCTAAGAAAGTTATACCTGTTAAACTTATGAACTACACTATAGGATACTATTATTTACATGATGCTGAATTAGATGTTGCAAATCATCATTGTAACCATGGACATAGATTCTCTAATGTAGTTGATGGCATAACTAATAAATCAGCAAATCAACAAAATCTAATAGCAGATATAGCAGATGCTGTTGTAAGATCATTCGGTAAAGATTATCTTAATGATAATATGGAATTTAAAGAACTTATAATAAATTCTTTATTATATAATGACATGTATAAAAAGAAACTTCATTATCAATTCATACCTGGAGATAATATATGCAGATTCTCTATAAATGAAGATGAAAATGGTAATGGGCAATCAATGATATATAAATCATTATTCTATGCTAAATTATACCTTTCTTTATTAGTATTTAACATGATTACTTATTTAACTAAATCACAAGATACTATAGTAACTTATGTTAAAACATCAGGTATAGATAAAAATATGATAAATAAAACTATGGATGTTGCTAGACAATGGAAATCTAAGCAAATAGGTATAGGAGATTTAATGGATTATTCTTCTATATATAGTAAGATAGGTACAGGTAGAGATTTATTTATTCCTGAAGGTGAATCTGGAGAAAGAGGTTTATCTTGGGACGTAATACAAGGTCAAGATATTAATATGCAAAATGAATTAATGGAACAGCTTAAAGAATCATATATCAATGGTACTGGTGTTCCATCAGTAATAATGAATTATATAAACGAAGCAGATTTTGCTAAAACATTAGTAATGGCTAACGCAAAACATCTTCGTAGAGTTATGATGTATCAAGATAATTTTAGTGAAGATATAACACATATGTATCAAAAAATACTTTGCTATTGTACTACTATAGAATTAGAAGATATAGCTAATTTTAGATACACATTACAAAGACCTAAAACTTTACCAAATAACAACTTAGTTGATATGATAAGTTATGGTGATCAAATATTAGATTTCTTAGAAAAATCTATATTCGGACAATATGGTGAAGAAACAGAAGATTTAAATAAATCAAAAGATATGTTCAGAAAAGAAATGTCTAAGAAAGTTCTTCCAATGTTACCTTGGGAAGTTGTAGATGAAATAATGGAACAAGTTGAATTAGAAATAGTAAAAGCTAATGTTAAAAAAGCTAGCGAAGGATCTTCGGATTCTACTGGTGGTGAAGAATATTAAAAATAAATATAGAATACATCCGAAGATGTATTCTATATTCTTTATTTCTATATTGCAGTCCAGTCTTTAATTTTAGAATCTGGGAATGCATTGCTGTCTAATGACATTACACCATTAGTTACAGTTGCAGTTTCAGACTTGAAGTCTAAGTAGTTGTAAAGAACTCTATATTTATTTAATAATAATTGAGCAACTGCATTTATATCTGGTGATGTATACATTGTACAAGTGAATGGTATTTCTAATTCAACATGGTTCATTTCACCTGGAGTTTGGTTGAAATGTGCTCTAGCTGAAGTTTTAGGGAACATGTTACATAACATACAAGAGAATTCTATATTGAATCCTGTTTGGTCAGTCATAACGTAGAATGCTTCCATAGTATGATTAGCTTGTGAAACTTCAACTTTTGCTTTTTGGAAGTTACCATTAGAATCTTGTTGTGGTATAGCTAATCCATGATAGTGTGTATATCCACTATTAGGGTCAGATACTCCTGTCATCCACATTTCTAAGTATTCTCTCATTGGAGAACCAGCAAATTCTAATATTTTTATAGATATTTCATTTGTTTCATCTTTTAATATAGTTGGTATTTCGAAAGTTCTACCAGCGTATCCACCAGTTATACTATCGAATTCCATAGTTAAATCTTGTATACCTTGTATATCCATGAATCCGTATTCTATAACATGTTTGAAGTTTTTAGTAGCTTCAGGCATTAATTCTTTCATGAAATAAGGCATTTTAGTTAAGAATATTCTACCTTTACCAGTTTTTAAAACGTTATATTGTTCTAATGCAGCACGTTTAACGTTTAATCCTCCAAGGAATAGTGAATATCCTGTCATGTCAGTAGTATTATTCTTGATATTACTTTGTAACGTTCTTTGTGGATCTAAAGCCATTTATAGTCACCTTCCTTTTTATTATACTCTTCTATTTATATTAATTTCAACTATTGAAGACTTAGCAATAGTTTTAAATACAACTTCAACATAACAATGTAAGATTGATCTTGCTTCTTCTTCTGGACTCATATCATATAAAACATTTATATGTCTAACTATATCTCTGTAAGCTCTAGTTCTTTCAGCTAATATTTCAGTATATAGTTGTCTGTCTTCAGGTTCAGCAAAATTATATCTCTTAGCTATAGTTTCTTTTTCAGCTATATCTTTTATTTCAAGAGTTATTATCATATTATGTTCTTCACTTAAATCTGAATCTAAATCTTGAGCTGTAGTTTGTGTTCCTCTAGCATAAACATTTTCTGCTAAAGCTTCATAATAATTTAATCTTAAATCATATAGTTCTTCTTTCATATCTTCATCAAATTCTTCAAGAACAGGAAGAACAGAGTTTCTAACTGCTCCAGTTAATAATCCATAAGCTTCACCAGTAAATGGTATATGAGAACCATATAATTCACAATGTTTAGCTAAAGCACAAGCTAAATGATAAGTATATGTAACTTCAACTTTTTTACCGTTGAATGGATCTCTTATTTTATAGTGTTGATAACCTTTAGAAACTATTCTATAGTTCATATCTTTAGTATCTTCACCGAATATTAAAGCTTCTTCATGAGTAGTTATTATACCAGCATCTAAGTATACCATAGCATCATAACGTAATAATGCTAAGTCTACTATTCTTCTCTTAACAGGTAATGAATAGTTTGCATCTAATATGAATTTTACAGGTGTTCTTCTAGTAGATAATATATTTCTATCTAATTCACCACTGAATGCTTTCATATATAAATCTTCTAATACTTCACTGTCTAAATCTATTCCACCTTCAAACGAACCGTCATTACCACCCATTAGAGGTACACCATCTAATCTATCTAATGCTAATTCACTATTATCTATTACTAAATATGGTATAGTTTCTTTTCTATTAGTTACACCGAATATAGGGTCAAATAATCTGTAGTTATTAACAGGAACTTCAACACCTAATCCTTCACATGCTTTAACATATTCTTCATATAGAACAGGTATAACTTCTTCATTTATAACCATACCAACTTTTTCAGAATAACTAGTTTCACCATCCATTTTATCTGATAATAATAATGAATTACCATTAACTGCATAATCATATAAACAACCATCGAATGATTCAACTACAACGTTTCCAGCATCAACGTCTAATATTTCTAATCTATATGGTCTATAGTCTATTACTGATTTTTTTCTAAATACGTTAGTTAATCTTAATCTCATTGAATCTCCATACGCACCTCTACCTAAACTACGTACAGCTATGAAAGGTATAGTTTTATATCCTCCTTCATCTTCTTGATCATTAAATCTATCATCTAAGATCTCTTGTAGATGACCTTCGTTGTTTAGTCCCATTTCAGTTTCTCTTACAAACTTAACTTCAAGATGACCATCTATGTTACGTCTATATTTAATAGAAACTATCATGTTACTATAACATGCATCAAGAGGCATAACCCTCATACAATAAGCATGAGAATACGCATCTACTATAGAAGCATATGCATTTAATATTGGTTGACCATATTTGAATATATCTGGTTGACCATATTCACTTATGAAACCAGCCTTGTTAGTTTTCTTGATTAATTTATTATCTCTACCTTTTCCACCAACAAATATACATAAATAGTTTACTCTTTCAGGTATAGTTTGTGGATTTCTAGGTATAGCTGAGTTATCATTAATTAACGTAACGTTAAACGGATGATCGTACTCAGGAATATTTTTTTTATTTTCAACATACATTACTTTTAGTCCTCCTTTTTGTTTTATTTAAATTTAAATAATTGTTCAAGAGGCATATTGCCTATTCAACAACCAATGTTGCTATTATAATATTGTATTAAAAAATCATTAATACTTGATTACATCCTCAAGTGGTGATTTTGTCTCAGATCTATTATATTTATTATTATTAATAGCTGACGTAATCATTTCATCCATATTTTCGAAAGATACTCCAGCGAAAGAACTGTTGTTTTTACATATAGTTCTAACATTCGCTAACGAATAGTCTAATTGTTTTTTCTTTGGATCGAACGTTTTAGCTAAGTGTTGTCCATATTTAAGAGAGTTATCTCCAGCATATCGATAAACTTCACTTATTATCATTTCAAGCATTACTGCTGGTGCTGGTAATCCTATTTTATTTTGAACAAACACTTTTAAGAATAAATCTATTACCTTATCATAAGGTACGTTTTTAGGTATTTGACCACCTAGTAATATGTTAAGGAAATTTTCAGGAGCACCATTATCACATTTAATTGCAGATGGAAATAACTTATTCCCCTTATAAAATTTCAATACAACATAGTCATCTTCTTCATTTCGTCCTAATGTCATTTTTCGATTTTCTTTTTCAGCAGGGAAAAAACTTATTATATTAGGTATTTTTAGAATTTCTAATTCATTTGCTTTGTTCATCGAAGAAAATGTTCTTAAATACATTACACCGAACGCATTAAATGATTCACCACAGTCCATAGCAAGTTCTTTTTCAAAATACTGCTTAGGAACATAGAATTCTGCATATGCACAATTTAATATGATGAATCCATCTTTCTTTATAACATTTGCTTTTAACATTTAGTTTCCTCCTTTTACGAATCTTAGGTAATTGTTTTTGACAATAAAAATAGATATTAGGCAAAAGCCTAATATCTATTTAACTATATCTAAGAATTCTTTTATATTTGCTAATAATATTTCTTTATAATTTTCTGGTAATTTATTTAAATGTAGCATAAATAAATTCGTTGTTAATTGAGAAACAAAGAACGCTGTATCACTTGAATAATAACCTTCTTTCATAGACTTGCTTATATATTTAATTACAGCTATTATAAATAAATTATTTAAATGATGATATTCTTCTGGTAAAAATCTTATTTCTAAATCTTTAACTTGAATTAAATCATAACTAGATCCTAATCTCTGTTGCACCTTTGTATAATTTTTATATATAGTTACAGATCTATCAGATTGTGCATCTTGTTTTAAATTTTCTGGATTTAAATTTTTATATAAATTCTTTATTCTATCTAATGTAAATGTTTCTTCAAACGTATATTTTGAAGTTAATATTTTATTATAAGCTGATATATCACCCTTAGCTTCAGCATCAGTTAATCCTTTCTCTATAGCTGTTTTTATAACATCTACAGAAGAAGTATCTTCACTTAAACCATAAATAGATCTTATATCTTTATTAGCTGCTTCTGTTATTTCATTAAGTTCTTTTATTCTCTCATCCATTTCAACTGAGAACTCATATGATTGAACTAAATACACCATTACTGATCTTACATATTCTACAAGTTCTTCTTGTGTTTCAAAATCAGGTTCACCTATATACCATTTATCTTCTTCATAATTATTAAATGCTAAAAGTTCTTCAGCACTCATTTCTTCAATTTGTTTTACTGATAATGTATTTACTATTGCAGCAAATGCATCTTCGTCATCTTGCAATAACTCTTGTTGTGACTCTCTTAATTTATTTATTTTTAATTTTGAATCGTCTAACTTTGTATTTGTCATATCTAATTACCTCCTTAATAGTTTTTATTCATTATCTTCATATATTAAATTTGATTGTAATAAAAATCCTATCTCTGATGCAAATTCATCTATTATGTCATTGTGTATATATTTCACTTCATTGAATAAATTGTATACAAAATTGTTGGCTATTCTAAAACTTCGTACATATTCTTTAACAGCTTCACCTGCATAATCTCCTGGTTCTACTGCTAACTCCATAAAATCTTCTGGATCTAATTCTAATTCTAATATATTATATATTACAGATATTATATTAGCTAATATTACAACATCATCTTTATTTTTAGTTAATTTCTTCATGTTAGTTGTTGTAACATCTTTACGTTTATATTCATCTGTAAATAAACTTGCTAAATACGATTTGTTTAAACATATATAATTCATTAAAAAATTTGTTATATTTCTTTTTAAATCAACAACAAAAAATTCATATGAATACTTACCTATTTCTTCCATTTCATATGTTTGTAAGTTATCTAAATCTATACCCAAACTAAATCGAGTATCTAATTCTGTAACTAAAAATGAATTAAAATCATCTCCTATTTCATTTATTTCATATCTATATTCATCTATATGTCCTAGTTCATCCATTGCTTCGTCGAGAGTTTCATATACCTGATCGCAATGATTAGTCATAAATGTTAATGGATCATCTATTTGCGATTTTATATTCTCTTTTATTATATCTAAAGGTAAATCGCCTAATATTCTTTCTATATCAAACCCATTAATATAATCATCATCTCTTAACATTTCCCATCTCTCCTTTGCATTTTTATTCTTCTATCTAAATAACTGTTAAGTTCGAAATAAAAAATAATAGGTAGAACAATTTGTTCTACCTACCAATCATTTAAATCATCAAACCCATTTAATATCCATGGATTCGATCCACTTTCTCTTTTATCATAATCATAGTTAAAATCTTCTCTCTCCATATCTTCAACTCTAGTCGTAGCATTTATTTTTTTATCTATAAGCTCAGACTGTCTATTCGCTTCATATGCTTCTTTTTTCATCTGAGCTTCATATGTACTTGCTGCTTGTGATGCCATTATTTGTGCTTGAAAGAACATCATATCATCTTCTGATAAATTATCCATAGCATATTGCATCGCATCTTCTTCTTGAGCTTTATCTCCATCATATCCTGGTTCTTTCATTCCTTTTACAATTCCCCAACGATTTAAGTTTTTACCGTACGTATATACATATAAAGCTATTAAATATGACATAATACTATCATCGTGTTCTCCTTGTGCAGCTTGAACTTTACCATTCTTTCTAACTAATTTAAGTATATCGTCTATAACAAAATGAGAAGTTAATCTATCTTTAAATTCTTGTACAGTTAAAAATAACAAGTCGATCATCAATGCTCTTGATTTGGTACCTGTAAATACTCCATAATTTCTTCTTCTTTCAACTTCTCTTTCTATATGACCTTTATTTATTTTAGATATATTATCGTCAACTAATTCTTTAGACATACTATGATATAGATTTCTATTCAGAACCGTTTCTCTTAAGTCTTGTATTACTGAATCCCCTCCATGGTTCTTTTCTATACATAATACACAATTAGGAATGTATTTCTTAACTAATTGGTATAAGAACCTTTTTAAATCAGGATATCCCATAATAGGACTTCTAAATTCAGCATCTACCTGTAATGTATATGGATTAACTATAGATACTGCAGTACTATCGTTGTTAACCCCTGTTGCAACGTCGACTCCTACTAAATAAGGAACTTTAGGATTTAATGATTTATATACATTTAATTGATATATATCCATTATATAATGTTCTTCAATTATATTAGGTCTTATTTCTTGTATAGCCATTAAGTCCTCTTCACTAAAAGGAGAATCTTTACTACCTCTAATTCTTTGTAATAACAATTCCCTTTTAATTGCTGTAGGATCATTATTAACAAGTTTACATAGTTTTCTAAACCATTCTTCTCCTAAACCTAATTGTTTATAAGAATATTCTATATAACAAATACCATTTTCAGAGTTAGTTGCTATTATTTCTTTAGTTTTTTCTGGTCCTAAGTCATAATATTTTTCACTCCAACGACAAGTTTTATCTAATATAGCTTGTGCAGCTTGACCCGCAGGAGAGTCTAGATCTCCAGGTGTACTTGAGAATATACGACAATACGCAGCACCATTTCGTTCTGCATTGGCTGCTGCAGTTGAGAACGCTGGCAATTATGTTACGAATAGATTCGCTACATCTATCCTTCTATATGTCACCATATAGTTCAGACTATATCTTCATAATAATTTCTATTACCAAAATTATTATGCCTCCCATTTCCACTCGCTTGAGTGTACTCTACTCGGTTACTCTCTATAGTATTTCTCTATAGATACCCTTTCGATAGTCGTTGAGCGTTATTTAAAAATATCCGAAATCATTTTATATACACGTTTTGTGAAAACAGTTGCTGAAGACGCTCTATATCCAGTTATTTTCTCAAGAATATCGATCTTATTATATCCTTCGAGTCTATACTGTTTTATTTCTTCACGCATATTTTTATCTGTAACGTTAGTACGAGTTTTCTTTAACGATAACTTGATATTATCTATATCAATATCTTTATAATCATCTGGGTTGAATGATATTTTCTGTTGTTCAAATATGTTCTGATATGATTTACCTGCACGAATACAGCCTAGTGTAATTAAAAAATTACCTTGCTCTTCTGAGTGAATATCTATTCCATTATAGATATAATCAGTAATTTCCATATTAGTTAATCCTAGGATTATTAAATCACATGCAGTACGTATAACTTCAATATCATAATCATATTGTCTATTTATAACTAACAATCCCGTATCTATCGCATGTTTAACGTTTTCACCATTGGTACACCATTCTAAATTTAAAGGATCGTTATTAGATTTACAACCATCTTTATGATTGACTTGATCGGTACTGTCATTATAAGGACCGTTGAATTCCCAACAAATCAACCTATGTAATCCAACATCAATTCTTTTACCATTCGATTTTGTAGATTGTAATGCTATACGAACATATCCTTTACCATCTATATAAGGTTTTACTGGTCTACCTGTTTTCTTATTAGTAACAACACCATTTATATCAATATCATAAAAATTTATTTTAACACCTGGATAAGTTACTGTGCAAAGCATATCCATTTGTAATCAACCCCTTTATAATATTTTAATGGTTTGTTATTTGGATATTTTTTAAATCTTCGTTGCTGATTTTCTTATTGAAAAATAAGACGTTCCAGCAGTTAGAGAGGTTTTACTCGGGCACAACTATTCACCCGCAGCTTTAACGATTTCATCTATATAATCAGTGAATTCTGTTTCATCTGAATATGTAATAGGTAATGTATTACCCCTTCCTAGTTTTATAGCTGCTTCTTTACTACTAGCTTTAGGTTTAGTTACTATCGTATTTTTATTTAATGGATTATAAATTTTTCTAATATTGTCTATTTCGTTATCTTTAGTTCCTAATATAGCATCTATAACACAATCCTGTCTTAATCTTAAATAAGGAGGTAACAACTCTCTTTGTGCTTTTAATCTCTCTAAGTTCTCAGATGCAAGTTCTTGTGAAGTTGCAAAGAAAGCAAACGAAGAGTTTGTCGTACCAAATAAATACGCCCAAGTAAGATTTGCTATAATCGATTGAGTTTTACCAACCTGTCTTGGTATTGTTAGATAATGGTCGATATTATTAACAAAACACCAAGTAGCTGCTAAATTCGCCCTATTTAATTTATAAGGAATACCATTACTATTCCCTTGGTCAGGTATTCTACAAACTTCTCTTAAATAATACCAGGGATTTCTTATACATTCTGCCATAATACGTTGACAGAATTCAGTTGACATTGCAGTTATAGGACCATGTGGATCTATACCCTGCAATCCTTTATCATATAATCTTAGAAAGAACATGTTATTCTTTATACCAAGTTTTTGTAAATCTGAGGCTACTTGAAGAAAAGAAATGTTCTTCGTTTCCCAATCGTAAAAAACATTATTTATCTCGTCTACACGCATTCTTTTCACCACCAAAAAAATATTTGAAACTGTAGTATACCCTACAGTTTCAATTAAAAAATACTACCCTTCATAATCTGCAGGATACTTAATATATAATCCGTATTTAGTTTTAGCTGTTTTTCTGCTATTAACTTCAGCTATTAAATCATGTACATGTTTAATATACATATCTATAGTTTGTTCTGATTGAGTCACTCTTCTCGGATCAGTTTCAACCATATATTTAGCATATTCAGCTATTTCAAGTAAATCATATAATCTTTCTAATAAGAATATTTTATCATCAACAGTATTAACACGTTCTAGTTCTGCTCTATAAACATCCAAATCTCTTGGAGATAATTTTACAACTCTACCAGAACGATCTAACGCTCCCATAGGAGCTTTCATTCTTTTATCATTTAAATTAGATAATATAAACGCTTCATTTATAACTACAGCTTTTTCTAGCATTTCGTTATCATCATTTTTAAATACTTTATCATGTATTTCATCTAATTGCTTACTAAGATATAACGATGGAGTAGTTAGTTTTAATATTTTTATAGATCTTTTTAATCTATCTTTACGATATTCTAATTCTTTTATATTAACAACTAACCAGTCTATAGTTACCTCTATATCTTTATCCATATCTTTTTCAGATCGTCTAACCCTTTCTCCCTTGCCATTAGCTATAAGTTTTCCTAAAATATCATGAAGTTCCTGAGCATATCCTTCTCTAAATGCTAGTTCATCAGCTTTCCTTTCTTTAACTAATTGAACGTTAAAATGATTAGAGAATATTTGAAGTGTTACTATATTGAATAATTGTTTAATCATAGGAATTATAGGAATTAATCTTTTAGTTCTCGTGTCAAACTTTAGAGTTATATGTTCTTTAGCTCTTTCAAATCTACATACTATACTATTAGACATTAATATATGTCCTATTTCATGTAATAATATAGCAGTTACTTCTCCAGCACTAGCATTAAGATTATGATCATATAAAAGCATTGAATCTATTTCTACTATATGCTCACCTTTAGTCATAAATTCTATATGAAGTTTTTCAACATCAGCCATGCGAACATTAGTTTCTAATAGCATTTTAGTAAGTGCATTTATTTCATCTACTGAAGGATAAACACACATTCCAAAAAATGATTTCTTGTTATCTATTATAGATATTTTTAAATTAACTCCATATTCTCTTCTAATAGCATTTTCTATTAGCTTTAGATTCTTAGAAATTTCTTTTTCATGTTGAATATTTCTAAAACATTCTTCTACAAATAAAAGTGATTCTTTTTTTGTAAATCTTGACATTTATCCATACTCCTTTCCACTAAATTTTACAATAAAATTTCTAGTACAATCTCGTTATAAGATTGTACTAGAAATTCATTTATACATATTAACTGGGTCTAAGCCCTCTCGTCTCATAATCTTGGATTTAAAATCCTTCAAGACTATTCTCTAGCATCTATACCGAATTCGTTATTTATAAATTCCATACGAGCTTGAACTGGTAACATTTCAGTTGATAAGTATCTATGAGTACCCATGATGTTAGGAACTCTATCAACTTGAGGATGTCTATAAGTATTTTCTATATTGAAAGAATATTTATAGTGTTTGAAAGTTATATGGTTAGCTGTAGTAGGATAAGCAACTATTCTTACACCTAATTCTCTAGCAACTTTTAGAGAAGATAAGAAATGTATTCTATTTCCTGATTCAGTCATTACACCGAATTTATAGTCTAATTGTACTCCACCTACTCTAGTATTTTGGTCTACTACCCATTTAACAGCACTGTTAAATAATTCTATATTATCTGGATGTCCATAAGCAACGAACATTATTTCGTTAGTTTTTAGTATATCTTTTAATTGAGATACTAATTTGTTAAATCTGAATTTTAATTCTTTTTCTATGTAATCAGATTGAGTTAACATACCACTTGTAACGTTGCAGTCAAAAGTAGCTGTTTGAACAAATCCTTTAGTATATCCATATGGAAGATCTTTTTTATCTATCCATCTATCTAAACTATTTTCTAAGAAGTCCATAGCATTTGAATCTTCAAATTGAGTTAATGTAGTAGCTATATCATTAACTATTTCTGGAGTTATGTCTATATTAGCCATAGCTTTCCAGTCTCTTATTTTTTCTATAGTAAGAGCTGTATTGATTCTTTCTCCTTCTGGTATTTCCCAAGTTTGTGGAGTTCTTTCTCTATCCATATCTAATGAGTTATCATTGAATTGGTTTGATATATGTCCAACAAACTTAACTGATTCTAATTTTCCATCTAAAGAAGAACAAGAAACAGTTCCGTTATAGAAGTCTACTCTACCTACTATAACACATCTATTTTCTCCATCTCTAACTTCTTTATAGAATACACCATCATTTTCTATATCTGGTTTTATATTTAATCCTTTTACAGTAACACCATCAAATACAACTTCTTCTATAGCTAAGTCGTAAGCAAAAGAATCTTGACCTTTTCTTACTTCCATACCAGCAGCCATCATAGAGTTTTCCATTAATGGGAACTCATCAAGTGGTGCTTGTATTGGATCAGCCATTATTGGTGTTCCTTTAGCCATTTCAGAAGCTTCCTTGAAAGATTTATCATAGAATATTTCAGGTATATAATATTTTTTACCGTTTTTATCTTTTAAGAATTTTCTTTCGAAAGCAACTTTGATTACTGGAGCATCTGGTACTTCAGTCATCATTATGTCTTTAGCTATACATTCAAGCATATTTTTCTTGATTATAGGTAATGTATATCCTACTATTGGAGATAATTGAGCAACACCGTAAGCTTCATTTACTATCTCAAATTTAGAGTTTTCTATTATTTGTTCTACTTTAGAAGGTAATAAGTCTAAGTATCTGTCGCCTAATGAATTATCAAATAAATCCCCTATTAACATTTCTTTGTATTGTTCGAATATAACATCATCTTTGTATACTTTTAAAGATTCTTCTATTGGATCTAATCCAAAAGAACCTTTAAATGTTTCGTTTATAGAAACTAATTGATTATTAAAATCTTCATTTCTTGATTCCACAAATGATCCAACAACTCTTGTTGGGTTTACTTCATTATATCTAGCCATTTACAAATACACTCCTTTACGATTATTTTTAATTTAATATTAAATAGTTGTTTCAAAAATTTATTGTAAATATTGTTATATTTCACGCTTATTAATTTGTTTTATCCATAAAACTTGAGAACTACTTTTTATTACGTTTTTTAGCAGGTTTTTTGTTTTCTTTTTCATTAAATTTCCTATTTGAATCTATAACCGAACTTAATAAGTCTATATTAACATTTAAAGCTTGTATTATAAGATTAAATTGATATAAATTTGATACATAAGTTTCTTTAACAAACCTAGTAGTTATATAATTATATGTAGTCTCTCTTAACTTAGTTAAATTTCGTCTTACTGTTATAATATTTGGATTATACCTAATATTTGTTTTACAATTCGTACTTAGTTGCTCCATTATTTCTCCCATTCTAGTATATAATTCAATAAAATCATTTACTAGATTTATATTTTGTTTATCCGTAGAAACATCACTTGTAACTTCTTCTTCTGCAGGATCAGCTTCAACGTCTTCAGTTCCAGTATCATCTGCTAATGGATCTTCGTCTGCTGGATCACCTTCTTCATCACCAAGTTCATCTTCAGCTAATGGATCTTCGTCTGCTGGATCTTCTTCAGCTTCGGGATCAGCTTCAACGTCTTCTTCACCTTCTTCAGCAGTATAATCATCAGCTTCTAAATCATCTTCAGCAGGTTCAGCTTCTACAGCATCAACATCATCAGAAGCATAATCTGTAGCTGATAGTTCATCATCGCCACCTTCAATAGCATCATCACCAGGAGCTTCTAATATGATATCGTCCCATGAAAAATCATCGTGTTTCATCACATCAACCCCCTAGTAATATTTTAAATTATTCTTGATACGGAATATTTCTTTTTCTAATTCTTTTTCAATTCTCATTAATTGATATTTTTGTTCTTTATTATTTTCAGCTTTAGCATCTTCTATTTTTTCTCTAGTTATTTTAAGCTCAGTTTCAAGATCTAAAAGTATTCTTCGTTTTTCCCTAGCTTCAACTGTTTTGCTTAAAGCTCTAGCACCTAATAAACCAATTATAACTGAAATAGAACCTATCACTGGTGATTTCTTAGCAATACCACCAGCAATTATAAGTGCTATCGCATTTTTAAGAACTCTACTTAATTTAACAGTTGCTTTACCAGTTATCAGTTTTTCATTCTTTTGTTCTCTAGTGAAGTTTACTATTTGATCTATTTTTGAATTTATAGCATCCGAAGCTCTATCATCAACTATTTTTGCACCTCTTTTTATTTCACCTACAGCAGAACCAGCTTTACTCATACCTCTAGATTTAGCTGATCTATTACCTATAACTTTAGTTACTTTTTCAGTACCTTTTCTAATTATTCTAGATGATGCTTCCATAGTTTCTTCATAATCACATAAAGCTTCTGTTATTGTATATAAACGAATAAAGTCATCAATTTCCATATCGTTATCGTCTAAAACTAATGATTCTACTAAAGAATTGAACATTTCTATTGATTTTTCATATATAAATATATCGGATGATTCATCTAATTTATGTGTTATTAAATAATCTATAAGTTCATTACCTTTAGATAGTTCTTTCATAGTATGTTCTATAATAGCATCAGATTCATTATAAAGATAATATTCTAATGTATTATACATCTCAGACATATCAAATACATATGCTTCATTAGCAACATATTTATGTTTATACAACACCACAGTATTACAATCTTTAATGTATTCTAATTTATCTTGATTTTCTCTACTTTCTAAAATAGCATGTTTTATATGAGAAATTATATTAAAAACCTCTTTGGTATTTTCAGATAAACTATTAAAATCAATAGTGTTAGGTATATTAGAATAATTTTCTTCGATATATTTAACTATTTCATCACATTCAAAATCTTCTATTATATATGACAATGTACTTTTATCGATATTGACCCTTTGTATATTTTCTATCATATATTTTTTATCTTCTATAGTAGCTTCATTATCATTATATGATTCACAACAACCACTAAGTTTTCTGTCGATAATTAATTTAAATTCATCTACTGGGATATCTGAATATCTTATTTTATTTATAAGTTTATTTGCAGCATATTTTTCAACAGCTTTAGTAGTATTATATTTATCACATACATACCAATTAGCTAACCAGTTTTCCGAAATAGAAGAATCTATTATTTCACCAGATAGTAATGTTGCTATATCATTATAAAGAAAGTCAAAGTTTTCTTCTATGTTGTAAAAATCTTTCATATACATTCTCCTTTCCTTTGTAATCCCTTACAAAATTGTTTTCGACATTAAAAAAGGAAGATAACCAAATCATATTGGTTATCTTCCTTTTTATATTGGTAATAAAAAAAATAAATTAAATTAAAGGATAATTAATTGTTTATCATATAAATTTTTATATGAAATAAATATTTGACAAATCTAAATGATATGTAGCTTCCCATTTTTCTAATAAAGCACGTCTATCATCTTCGGCATTACTCCATCTATCTATATTTAAACTTAGTTGCCCATAAGCAGTAGATAGATTTTCATAATGTATCAAAGTATTGTATAAATATGCTTTGACATCAAATGATGCTAATTTATGAAATGATGTATAACAAGTTGCAGGTAATGTAGAAAGATTTTCAGCATGTGATAATGCAACAGATAATCTAAAAGTATTACCCATAGCATAACCACTAAATATTTCTATCATATTCGGTGGTATAAATTGGAATGTTGCACCTTTAGAAGCAGTACTTAACATATTAGCTTGTGCTTGTGCTAACATAAGTTCCTGATAACCATATATACACGGTGTTACACCATATGAGAATAATGATGTATTATAATCATGCGAATATCTATTTTCATCAAATAGAGGTTCCATATGTGTTATCATCATTATAGTAGCTTCACCAAACACATCAGGTAGTCTATAAATAGTGCTTTCTGATCTTCTTTCAACTTGTGTTAAGTCATTGGTATCTATTTGTAACGGAACTATATACGGATATAATTCGTCAAATACTGGTAATGTTCTTATGACTATTATTTCTCTAATCATTTCATCTAAATTATCAAATGGAGTAGCCATAGCAGTTAAACCTAATTCTAACTTAATCGAAGATATTAATTTACTTATATTTATCATATTATCTCCTCCTTTAATAAATTGTCCAGATTTTTTGTATCCCTGAACAATACAGTAATCATACAAATAAATTAGAAAGGAGTAATAACATGATAGAAAAAAATGAAGTTGTTGCACATGTTATCATGGAACAAACTGCAGATCCATGTGCTGTTAATGTAAGAGACTTTAACAAAAATGGTATGACTTATGTTATATTCGAAACTGTGTTTCAATCATTTGGAGTTAAAAACAGAAATAAAAGAATATATGATGGTGATGCTGTAATGGCTTCTTGGAACGCACCTCATATACAAGAACTTATAAGTAAGAAATCATTTGTTAGTGAATACGGTCATCCATTAGACCAATCTATGTCTAGAGTAACTCAAATAGACCCTGCTAGAATATGTGGTAGAATAAATTCATATTATAGAAGTGGTAATTTACTTAAGGGAGAATTTGAAACTTTCGATGACGGTGCTTGTGGTACTATGTTAACTAGAAGAATCCTTCAAGGGTTAGAACCGGCTTTCAGTGTAAGAATGTTAGCTAAATTAAGCAGAACTAAAGACGGTACTATGTTAATGAACCAACCTGGTCATTTAGTAACTGCTGACTGTGTTATATTACCAAGTCATTGTGAAGCTTATAGAGATGAAACTAAAGCTATGAGTGTAGTTAATAAAGCAATAACTGAAAGTGCTGGAGCTGATATAACAGAAGAGCAATACAGAGATATGGTGTTTGCAGTAAACGAAGCAATGTTTACAGACTTTATAAAAGAAGAGTCTAAAAACTTTAAATTAGTTAAAAGTGTTGAAGAGGTTATAGGTGATAGTTTACAATTAACAAAAGATTTAAATAACATAATATTAAAAGAGGGTACTGATACATATTATATTAAAGTAGAAGATAAAATAAAACATGACATAAGAAACTTTATGAGTAAATTTTAAAAAGATATAGGACAAATGTCCTATATCTTATTTTTTATTCAGTTTCAGGATCATCAGGTGCTGGTTCTTCTAGTTCAGGATTTTCTAATTTAGCTACTCTTGCTTCCAAATCACTTATTCTATTTATCAAATCGTTTAATAATGAAATTTCTACATAATTTGTCAAATCAGGATAATTCGGTAAAGATATAACTCCTTGAGGATCTGCAATATACGACTCATTGTTCAATAATATTGATATATTCAACCCATCTTCTCCTTTATCACCCTTAGGTCCTTGTATACCTTGCTCACCTGTATCACCCTTAGGTCCTTGTTCCCCTTGGTCTCCTTTATCACCCTTAGGTCCTTGCTCACCAGGATCTCCTTTTGGTCCTTGTATACTCCCAACATTAATCCATCCTGTAGTGTTTTCATCCCAAACAAATAAATTTCCATTTATCAACCATCCATCACCAACATTACCAATCTCCGGTAAGTTTTCTTCTTCAATACTTCCTTTAATAGTTATAGATTTTCCATCTTGTCCTTGCTCACCAGGATCTCCTTTATCACCCTTAGGTCCTTGCTCACCAGGATCTCCTTTATCTCCTTTTGGTCCTTGAATTAATTGCACATCTCCTAATTCTTTTGTTAAATTTTCTATATCCTCTTTCATATCATTTATTTGACTATTAATACCTGTTATATTACTATCACTAGCATCAGTTTTACCATCTAATCCATCTATCAAATCTATAAGATCATCAATTTCTTGATATAATTCAGTTATATCTTCAGCATTATTATCATTTTTAGTATTCAATTCAGTTATAGATCCATTGATATTATTTAATTGACTGTTGATACCAGATATGCTATTACTATTTTTAGAAATATTAGAAGTGTTTTGATTAATCAGTTCTTTTATTTCATCGTTATCCCCTTCTATACTAGCATCTATTTTAGTTATCGCATCATTTATTATTTTTATATCTGATTCGTTTTTTGTTATTCGATTTGCGTGTTTCTTAATGTCTTCAGCATTTATATTTAAATCATTTTTGATTTTTATTACATCACATATGATTTTCCATTCTCCAGGATTACCGTTTTTAACACAAACCCATCCGAAAATATCATCTTGTTGTAAAGTTGATATTATTATATCACCAATATTATGCTCTCCTGAAATCGGTGGATTCTCAGCACATCCTAATGTACGAGTAATAAAATAAGAAGCCTCATCTGTGCTTACATACAATCTATCAGCCATATTCATAACTCCTTTCAATTATTTATTTATTATGAGATTGTTTTTGGTGAAAAAAATAGATATAGACCGTAGTCTATATCTATTCTTATATCATCAAGTTCTCACATAAACTTCAAATCTTTCACTTACATCTGCAAATCCATCAGTTTTTAATATTATATTAACAGCAGCAGATTCTGCACTATTCATAGTGACAGTTACCGCTAATCTTGAACCGCCGTTAAGAACAGATGCGGCAACATCTATAGTTGTCTTACTTCTATTAACTTCAAAATTATAAGTACATGAACTATTATAATTAGTAATATCTGCATAGAATGTATGTTGTTCTCCAGGTATCATATATGAACTAGTTGCTGATAATTTTAATCCCGGTTGATTGATAGCTTCAATATAAGCTAACATAGATACCTCTATTCCATTAACAACAGCTTTAACTGTAACTAATCCTGATGATTTTATTGTTAACACACCATTGTTATTGATAGTTGCTATACTACTGTCATCTGTTGACCACGTAGCATTTGATTTATAACTACTTGGGTTAACTATTAAATTACTATAAAGATTGACAGTTGTACCTGTTTTTCCTGTATATGTTGCAACATCAACATCCATTTGAACAGCTATTATCGTTACATTACATGTAGCTGATTTACTACCACAACTAGCAGTTATTGTACATGTTCCCGCAGACTTAGCACTTACTACACCACTACTATTAACAGTCGCTACAGATGTATTGCTCGAAGACCAAGTTACATTATTAGTCGTATTAGCCGGTGCTTTAGTTGCCGTTAATGTTACACTATTATCAGCTGAAGTACTATTTTGATATTTATATAAATTCATCGTATGGCTTGTTTTATTTAAGCTTATAGATGTACAAGATGCAATTACTGTTAGTGTATGTGAAGAAGATTTACTACCACATCTAGCTGTTATAGTAACAGTGCCTGGTGCTTTAGCAGTTACAACACCATTGTTTACAGTTGCTACATTAGTATTACTTGATTCCCAAGTAACTGCGTCTGTTGTATTGCTTGGTGTTTTTGATACTTGCATTGTCGTTGTCTTAGTTCCTGATACATCCAATGTTCCTACGGAAGTTCCTAACAATATTTCGGTACAACTTACTTTTACAGTAACACTACAAGTAGCTGATTTACTACCACAAGTAGCTGTTATTGTACATGAACCAGCAGCTTTAGCTGTAACTACTCCATTACTTACAGTTGCTACATTGTTATTATTTGAACTCCATGAAACAGTATCTGTAGTATTAGATGGAGTTATTGTAGCTGTAAGAGTAACTGTTTTAGTTCCTGATAAATCTAATGTTGCTGATGTTTTATTTAAACTTACTCCTGTACAGCTTGAAATAGTATTAACTCTTATACTATCAAAGTATTTACCACAAATAGCTTGAACATGAGCAGATCCTAAACCAGTTATATTTAGATATCCCGTATCATTAACATCCATTACATGATCACCATCATCTATAACTGTCCATTGAACACGTTCATCGCAATTTTGTGGGTCTATAGATAATAATGTATTTAGATTGTACATAGTATTACCTGTATATTCTAAGTCAATTTCATCTTGTGTAAATGATAATCCAGTACATGGTACATTTACTTCTTCAGAAGTATCAACACCAGTACCAAGAACATAAGCAGATTTACGTATTAAATAGATAGTATTTATATTAATAAACTCTTCAAGAGTATCTCCTGTACCAATGTTACGTTTAAAGTATAGACCTAAATACCCATCACCATTTACAAGGTCAACGTCAAGTGAATGTTTATTAACCCCTTGCTTTAATGCTATAACTGTTCTATCATCAACGAATGTCGTACCATCTACAGCTGTAGGATTACCGTTTTGATATCCTTGTTGTCCGGTTTTATTATTTCTAGTTAGCCCAATTATAGTTGAATGGTCTGCTGTATTTGTTATATCCATATGCATAACATCATATTCTCCAAAATCAACTTTGTTAGCCCAACTGAACCATATTGTTCCATAATCACTATTCGAACCTGCTAATTTAAGGAAAATATTATCAGTTGCATAACTAAACTTACTTGTATCACTAGGATGAACTATCTTACCAAACTCACTATTATTATTTACAACTCCTCGATTATATAAGTATAATGTTTGTTCTTTAACATGTACTTTACAAGCAACACTCTTTTTATCACATGTTGCGATTATATTACATGTACCTAAATTTACAGGACGAATAGATCCATCTCTATTAACTGTCGCAACATCAGTATTACTAGATGTAAAAGTTACTTCCTCAGTACAATTCGAAGGTGTGACTTTAACTGATAGTTTGAATGAGTTATCAACTGTATTCGTAAGAACTAATTCCATAGCATTCAATTCTAGTTTTTCACAAGGTCTATAGTTATATACCATTTGTCCATTAAGATACATTGAACGTACTTGTTTCATACCAGCAATAACGGCAGATTGTTCATCAGAAACTTTAGATTCACCAACAATCGCTTTTCCTACAATAGCAACGTCTTCATCTGTTACTACAGGCTTATCTTTTATAGAAATATGAAAAATAGGAGGGGTTTTTCCATTAAATCTTACATTGTTTAACATTTTTAATACCTCCTTAATCTATAATTATATATAATCTTCCATGTTCTACTTTAGTCAGAGCTTGATACTCTGCATTTGTTCCTACCCAAAATTTAAGATAATCATCTTTCACTTCTTCTATAGATTCTTGTAAATTTTTTATTTCTCTATGCAATCCTGTAGCAGGATCTTCACCTTTGGCAGGTGTTCCTACTAAATTTTGTAAACCTTTTATTTGTTCTAATAGAGGTACTGTATATGTATTACCATCAACATACCCTATCATTCTTTTGATATTGGTGATATCTTTAACAATACCTCCTCTAGCTTCTTCACCCTCTTCAGCATTGTTACCTACTAATTCTTCTAAGTCATCAAGTCTATCTAATAAATTAGGTTGGTCTCCTTGCATTTCACCTAATCCAACAAAGTCTTTTAACTCATTTACATCTTTAAATAAACCTGTTGCAGGTTCTTTACCATTAGCTTCTTCCCCAACAACATGCTCTAATACATCAATTCTATCTTCTAATGTCGGACCTTGATTTTCACCCTCAACTAATCCTACAAATGTTTTTATGTCAGTTATTTCTTTTAACATTCCTGAAGCTGCTTCCTCACCTGCTTCAGCATTATTACCAACTATAACTTTTAAATCATTTATTTCTTTTAATAAACCTGTAGCTGCTTCAGTAGCATCGTTAGCATTATTACCAACTATAGTTTGTAGATTTGTTATATTTTTATTGATGTTAGATATATCATTAGCATGATTTCCAGCATTAGTATTAACTACTTTTTCTAAATTTGCTATATTAGCATTAGCTTTAACTATATTACTGGCATTATTGCCTATTTGAGTAGATAAGCTAGTTAATGTTTTCTTAGCAAATTCTATCTGAGTATTTATAGCATTAACATTTTCATCAATTTTTTTATCAATTGCTGCAACAACGTTTTCTATATTAACAATCTTAACTTCAGCATTGTTCATTCTTGAAATAAGATTATTTATATTATTAGAATTTTGCTTTATACCATTTTTAACTTCAACTATATCACATATAACTTCCCACTTACCTGGTTCTCCTGCTTCAACACAAACCCATCCAAATACGTCATTTTGTTGAACTGATGATATAACTATATCACCAACATTATATATACCTTTAGTAGGTATATTAGGAGCACACATTAAAGCGTTCTTTATAAAATATCCAGCTTCAACCTGGCTTACATATAATCTTTTAGGCATTCTATTCACTCCTTTTTATAATAAATTATGTTATAGATTTGTTCGATTTTGAAAGAGATATAACCTTATAAAGGTTATATCTCAATTATTTAAAATATCTAATATATTTATAGGTAAAACCATAGAATGACCAAATGTATCGGTAACCTCCATAATAGTGGTATCTCCATCTATCATAGATATTAATTTACATTCTCCATCAAATCCATTTTCCATTAATAAAGTTATTATGAATAATTTTGATTCTTGATCTAATATATCCCATAATAAATTTCTGTATACACGTACTCCTTCGTTCATATTATCATCCCTTTAAATTTTAAATTCTTTTACAGTTTTTCCTGTATTTATTAAAATCCATAATTCATCACCATCTAATTTCATTACAAAATCAGATAATAAATATTCATACGTAAACATGAAATACTCTACCCAATCTCTTTTTTCTTTAGGTAATGTATCAAATATAGCTTTATTTTTAACATATCTTTCATATTCGCCTAATGTTATTGGACATTTTATTTCATCTCTCATTACATTTTCCTCCTTATTTTTAATTCATTATTTTATCTTCTAATACTGACATTAGGTCAAAAATTTCAGACGATTCTGATTCATGCAATAATATGAAATAGTTTTCTATAGCTGTATTCATTTTAAATATATTACTAAAACATCCTAAACAACACAGCATAGTTTTTAATTCCATTCCTTCTATTTTACTTAATTTATCAACTAAAGTATACCATTCATATAAATAACCATCTAATGCATTTAATAAATTAGGTTCTATCTCTGAAAATTCTTTTGGGAAAGTTATACTTATATATTCTTGACCTATTAAATCAAATAAATTTTCAATCTTTATTTGTTGTTTAGGTATCGAACTTACTAATTCTCTATAAGCAACTAAACTACAGGAACCTATTGTCGATAATTTAACATCACATTGATAGTTATCTATACAATGATTGATATACTCTTCATTTGAAATAACATTAATATTTATACTACCTGAATCTAAAATACTTTTCCTATTTTCTTCATCTAATGTCATTCTTATAAATAAATCATCCACTGTTACTATGTCATATAATGACATTGAAATTGTAACTAATTTTTCTAACAAATCATCAAAATTACTTAATAAAACATTAACATCTAACAACTCATCATATTTAGAACATGTTAATGAGAAATAAATAAAATCTTTAATAGACATAGAAATTCTAACATCTACTAATCTACTGTTAGGTTGTAAATATTCCATTAATCTACTTTCAAATCCTAATATTTCTTCAAATGCAAGATACTGTTGTATTAATCTTGAATAAACATGATTTAATTCTGTATCTACTAAATCAAGTTCTTCGAATTTTATTTCGTCGTTATCAATTCTTTCTACATTAACATGATTCATTGATAATAACATAGAATATTTAACCATATCAATATCCTGTAATATTATTGTCATATTAAAACTATCTAAATCATCTATTATATTTTTAATTCTTTTTACATCATCAAAATTCCTATCTTCTTTATGAATTAATTCATTGACAATATCAACAACGTCAATTAATGTCTCTGGATAAAAATCGATATTCTCAGCTATTAATTTCATATAAACAACTCCTTTGTATTCTTAATAAATATGAATCTTTTTAGATCTTACTGATACTTCTAAATAAGTTATGTCAATATTTGCAATAACTCTTAACCCTGGATAATTATCCTCTGGTAAATCAATTAAATCTTTATATATAGCATAAGGTATCCATTGATCAGTTTTAATTAAAAAATCTAATCGTATAATTAATTCCTTATTAGCTTCAAATTCTTCATCTGTTAATCTAAATGAAAATGGGTGTGCTTGGTCTTTTCTAAATAAAGTTACTTCATAACCTTTGAAACTGAAGTTATCATCAAAAAAATCATCACTCAATTTCATTTTAAAACCTCCTAACAGAATAAATTTATTTCATGTTCTCTACCACATTTAGAACATTTAACATGAATTTCTAACCAACAATCTGTTCCTTCTTTCACTTCCAATACATCATGTTGCGTTTCAATTTTACATTCTTCACAATATACTTCCATAACATCCATAATTTTAACCTCCAATATTTTTATTTATTAAAATGTTGGATCATAGATAACAATTTATACAAACTCTTTATATTCAGCTAATGAATATAAAACTTCTTGGGCAGGGTTACCTTTTAGTAATGATATTAACATAATAGCATCAAGATCACCCTCTATTAAATATGGTCTAGGTCTTAATTTAAATGTATAAAGAATACTGTTTATAATAGATTTCTTAATAAATAAAACTTCTGAATTAACAATACTTTCTAAAACTTCTAACGCACTTTTTTTCTTAGACTGCGTCATTATAAATACACTATAACAAAATACCATCGCTCTATTCAATAGACTTTGACTTCCATTATGAATATAATCATGAGTCATAAAATCCATTATTTTAAGCATAGCTTCATTCGACTCTATTAATTTATACCTATTTTCTAATATTTTATTACCCGTAGTTAAATTAAAATCTGCTATTATATCAACTACTTTTTTAAATGTTTTATTTACTATTAATTCACCTTCTTTTATTTTCCATAAATCACATACATAAAAGCAATTAATATATTCATTAAATTCCTCACCAATTTCATTAATTATTCTTTCCATTAATTGTTGTTCTCTTAGCATTATAATACCTCCATAATTTAATTATTAATATTGCTAATATACATCCCGAAATATCAATTAAAACATCTCGTAATTCACAACTTCTTCCAGGTACGAAATATTGATGAAATTCATCTAATAAAGCATATCCTGAACTAATAAAAAATGATAAATAAATATTTTTAAAAGTTAAAAATAAAACCAATTCTAAAATAAAAAATAAACTAAAATGTGCTAGTTTACGTACAAAAAATGAATTGATTGGTATTACATTGTTTATTAATTTAACAATCATATCTGATTGCATTGATGATATGTCTGCATTACATGATGAGAATAAGAATATTATTCCCATCATTGTAAATGCCAATATAACTATTATCTTATGTTTCATAATATCACTATCCTATCCTACTAAAATATTCAATGACATCACTAAAATCTATTTTATCGTAATATTCATCTCTTATTTTAGCTACATCTTTGTTAGATGCATTTTCACCTAAAATTAATCTTTTTTCTAAATATTCATTTTTAGCATCGGCTAATTTACATCCTTCTAACGTAACGGTATTAATATTATTATCCGGTAGATAAATACCTCCAGAACTTATTTCATAGTTATCTACTATAGAAGATGTTTCTAATGTATCATTATCAAATTGATTTATCATATCATTTTGTGATATATCTTCATATATTCTACTTAAATTATTGTCATTGGTTATCATACTTAATTGCTTTATAAGTTCATTCATTGGATCACCTGATATATTTGTCTTAGATTTTAATTCATTTACAAATCTATTTATGTTCATTATATTTATTATTTCATCAATATCATTTTTGTTTATAGAATGTCCGTTATCTACATTATAATGATAAACCATGTTTTTCATATCATTAGGATCAAACTTATACTGATTAACAGCAAATTTACTGCATGCATGTGATAATGTTGTTGTTGCTAGAAATTTTAATACTTCTTTTGTAGTTTTACTACCTATTAAAGTTTTTGCTCCACCTACTAACATTCCTATAGCACCTGTTAATAATCCCATATAATTACCTCCTTTAAAATAATTTATGATTATATATTATATCCGTAGATATAATATATAATCAATTTATTAAATATTACATTTCTGGTATTTCTAATGCTTTCCAAGCTTTTTCTAAAATCTCCTCTCTTGTTAACATTTCATATTCGCCATCTTTATTCATTCTACAACAATCTATCATAACATATCCTTCTAAATCACATAATCTTTGTAAATTATTATATGCTTTAGTTAAATTCTCTATTGTTTCATTGTCATCAGTTTCTCTACCACGGTTAAGAATGTTTCTATATGAAACTTCGGGCTTAACTGATAATACTAATGTAATATCTGGTTCGGGTAATCCTAATAAGGTAAATTCAATATATTTCATTGTATGAATGTACTGAATTAAATCTTTTTCATTCATATTATTACATCTATGAATAAAATTACTTGATAAATATCTATCAAATATTAATAGCTTATCTTCTTCATATTCATCTAATTTAGATTTTCCATTTTCTCTTATTCTTCCTAATGATACCATCCTATCTATAGCATATAACATACCTTCTCTAACTTCTTTATATCCATCATCATTAAACTTTAATCCTTCGTATAAAAACTTATCAACAAGTTCCCCAGAGAACTCTTCTTTATGTCTGGGGAAACTTATTATTTCTGTTTCTATATTTAAACTTTCAAATCTCTTTTTAAGATTTTCTGCTAATGTTCTTTTACCGCTTCCATCAATTCCCTCTATAGCTAATGATATTCCCATACCATCACTCCTTTATTTTCTAATATTTATTTTTGTATTATCAACAAATTCTATTTTATAATCTAAATCATTAATATTTAGTTTATCAACTAATTCTTTTAAAGCTTTATCTGCTTTAGTTTGTAATTCATTTTTATTAAAATTGTTAGCTTCAACTTTAGAGTTTCTTAATAATTGTCTTATAGCACCTTCTTTAATGGCTTCATTATTATTTAACCATGGAAATACATCCATGATTTTATTTCCTATTGATTCAAATCTTTCTATTTCTTTTATATCACCTATCAGTTCTACTGAACTTACTCCTATAGCATCTTTAGGTACTTTTAATACCACTTCTTCTTTATCGAAATTATAATCTAGTTTTATTCTTTGAACGTCTATTGAATATTTTATTTTAAAATCACCCTGCACAACTACATAATTTTTACCACTTTCACCATATGTTTCATTCATTCTCATGTTTTCTTCACCAAATACTAATGCTGTCACATCATAAACACCTGATTTAAGTTGTTCAACATGTTCTAAGAATATTTTTCTTTTATCAGATTTATTATCTTTTACTTCTATAATTTTTGCAGGTTTATGATTTATCTCTGGTTGTTTATGCATCTTAAAGAATATTAAAATACTACCAGTGATAGTTACCACTGATAATATTATTGCTCCTGATTTCATTAAAACTTTTTTATGTTTTTCTATAAATTTAACTGAACCTTCTTGTAATACCTTAACATATACTCTAAAATCTCTTTTCATAATAATACCTCCTAATAAGATTTAAATTATTTAAAACTTAATACAATAACTTCTCTAGTTTCATTTACAACTTTATTTTCTATAGTTGCTTTTTGTTTGGCATCTGAAAATACTAGTTTTACTTCTTCAACATTACTTTGAACTATCTTCATAGTTGATTGTTCTATCTGATTTAATTCTTCAACCAATTGTCTAGCAATTGCATCTGCAACATAATTAACATATTCATCACTACATATTTTAATTATTTCAGCTTTATTGAAATATCCAAATTCACCTAATATACTTATTCTAGAAACATCACCAACTTGATTTAATTCACCTATATATCCATCATTAGCTCTGTTTTCTCTTTGTGGTACTTTACCATTATATTTTATTGATTCAGATAATCTTACAGCTGCTTTAGCTGATTTCATATCCCCTTGATTGTACATGAAGAAATATCCTGTAGAATCATCTTTATAAGAATTGTGATGAACTGATAAATAAATTTTTGGATCACATGCTTTAGCTTTTCTACCTGCTGCATTTAAATCTCCACTTTTATTTGTTGCATATTGTAAATTTACATCTACACCGTATTGGTCTAGTTTTTTTGCAATTGCTCTAGCTAACTTTAAATTTATATCAAATTCTGATATAAACCATTGGTTATTTTCACATCTTAAAGGTATATCACTTGGTATATCTTTTACTGATATTCCATGTTTGCTTATGTTTATATTATTTCCCCAATCGTATCGTTTTCCAGGTTTAACTTGGTTTTCATTACCCCATTCACCTGCTCTGATAACTATATCAACTGGTCTATTTTCATTTTCGCTATAATCTGCATACGATTTAGAAGGATAGGATAAAATCATAGCTCCAAATATCACCATCATTAATAAATTTTTTCCAAATCTTATTATAGCACTTAACATAATAATTCCTCCCCTTAAATTATTATTATTATTTTATAAACATAATTGGTAACCCTGCATTCTCTCTTTGTGTTTGGAATGCATGATGTAAAGCCTCAACATCTAGATTTGTAAATACTGTATCTGCATTATATCTAGCATGTATATCAAATAGTTCTTTCATAAAATCTTGCATATAGTTTAGTTCTTCAATTATTGATTTACTAAATACGTTAGTTAATGTTGATAATCTTTCTAGTTCCTCCTGTATAAATTTTATACCATTAGTTTCTTCTTGACATCCATTTTTAATCATGCCAATTTCTCCTAGAGTTAAATAAACATCTGTACCTTGAATGTTATATACTTCGTAATCTTCATAATCCCATACACCATAATCATATGGTGAATAGTTTTCGAAATATACATCGTCTATAGATACTGTGTAAAATTGCTTTATATAATTTTCACACATATCTATATCACCCCAACAAAGTATATTATTAAATTTATCTAAGCATATAACTGTACTCATAATCTACCTCCTTATTATATGTTAGGTATTACACTTTTATAATATATAATTGAAATATAACCTTTTTACAGATTAAAACTTTCATTAATTCCTTAAGGAATTAATGAAAATAATTGCGAGAGACTAAAAAATAAACGTAACTTCCTAACCATAATTCATTTTTTACAACTTCTTTATCCGCTCCTCCTTAGGGGAGTCGCTTTATTCTTAATGCTGCTATCGCATTAAGAAGTTGTTGTACTGTTAATAATTTATTATATAGTTTTACTGAAATGTAATTTATTACAACAATATGTATTATTTTGTTAAGGAACATAAAAAAGATAGATATGTATAGACGCCGCAGCGAACATTATACATATCTATCTTTATTAAATCCTCACTAAGTGAGTCTCTTTGATCTAGATAAATAGATCTAACATATATATTTGTTATATGTAAATTAAATTTTATTTTTTAACTTTTCCGTCACCTAATAATAAGTTAGCTTTACTTACAGCTTTACCAACTGCTTTTGATTTACTGTTTTTAGATTTTTTCATGGCTTGTTTTGCTAATTGTTTAGCTTGAGCAGAATATCTTTTTTCTAATTTACCTTCTAGGAATCTTTCTAATTTCCATATAGTTAAAAGTTTTTTGAAGTCTCTATCCCCTTTTTCTTTAGCTATTTGGAATACAGCCATTTTATAAGCTTTATTCTTTTTAGCTTCTTTATCTAGTCGAACTATACTTCTTTCAACTAATATATCCTCATTTATAGCTTTTCCTAGATCATAAGTATTTTCAGTTAATGATTCTATTTCTTCACTAGAGAACGTATCTAATATAGCACATTCTACTATTAAAGCATTAACCTCAGTTTCATTTGAATATTCATTTATTATTAATCCATTATCATCGAATATCATTATTCAATTACCTACCTTTCGCCTTATATTTTTAATAAATCTTAATAAATTGTTTTAACAATATAATCGTAAATATATAACTGTAAAATATTATCCGATATAATTTTATAAACGATATAACAAAAAAGTAAGAAATAAAAATAAAACCTATTAAGGGGGTAACCATATGGAAAACTTAAATAAAAATTATTTAGTTGAAAGAATAGCTGTTGAAAATAATCTGGTAAAAAATTCATTAGTTAATGCAGATTTTGTAGAAATACAATCAGCACCTATGGGTAATGGATCAGAATATAAAAACAGAGTTCTTAATCTGTTTGGTGATTTTAATAGAGAAACAATAAGCGAAATGATGAAAAAATGTTTAAAATGGGAAGAAGAAGATGCAGAAATATTATATAAACACGCACAACAAATAAGACAATTAAGTGACCCTACGCAGTTATTAAAACCGATAATATTAAATATAAACTCTCCTGGTGGTCATGTAGATGAATTAATGGCGTTAGTAGATATGCTTGAATCTATGCCGGCACCAGTTATAACTAGAGCTTATGGTCAAGTATGTTCTTGTGGTTTTGTATTATTCTGCATAGGAGACGAGAGATATGTTGGTAACAATGCTTCTTTAATGTACCATGAACTAGCTTATGGTATATGGGGAAAAGATAGCGAGATAAAAAATTATCATGATTACGCTAAGAAACTTCAAAAGAGATTAGATAGATTAATAGTGAATAAAACAGGAATGACATTCAAGAAATTAAATGAATGGAAAAAAGAAACACATGATAAGTGGCTAGATTCTAAAGAAGCTGTAGATTTAGGAATAGCTACAGGATTATTATATTAAAGAATAAGGGTTCGCCCTTATTCTTTTTCATTTAAAAGGAGTGATCTTATGAGGATTTCAATATTTAATTTGAATACCAACAAATCGGTAATTGAAATTAAATTTGAATTAAGTAAACGAATGTTTATATTACAACCTATAATAATAGATAAAGAGTTGTCTTTCTTAACAAATGATTTGTTAAATATAAGAACTAAATGGATGACTTATTATTTAAATTTTACAGTATATGATAAAGATAATAACGAAAATAAAATAGAAGAATCGATGTTAAAAGATGTAAGTATTATAATAAAAAAAGCTATAATATATTTAAATAGAAAAGGTGGAACATATAAAATGTTCTTTTATAAAGTGTAAATTATAAAAATTCGATACCATATTATAATCATGAAACACAATAAATAAATAATTATTTAGGAGGTATTATTATGTTAATAAGATTTATGGATTGTAAAAAACAAGAAATGTTAACAGTAAAAGTTGACGTTAATGAATATATGTTTATAGTAGCTCCAGAAATAAAAGATCATAAGTTTGATTATTTAAGACCTAGATTAATGGATGTGAGAGCTAAGTACATGAAACTATTCTTACAAAACACAGGGTTATGTAAAGAATATGAAAAGATAATTTACAATGAGATGAGAGACGTTCTAATATCTGAAGCAGAACGTATTCATAGAGCTGAAGGTATAATGTATTATACAGTATAATGGAGGTATATAAATGAACTACAATAAAAAAAAGTTAACCTCGGAAGAAACAAAAGCTTGGATGATAATTTCCAATAAATATAATGATAAATCTAGTTATGATGAAATAGTTGATTCATTGTATCATTATATGTTCTCAATAGTAAACGGTTATCAATTTGACGTTGGAATGTTTGCAGATGAAATTGAAAATCTGATTGGTATAAGGAAACGTACAGATATAATAAATTATATATTAAAAAATTATTCTTAAGGAGGTGAATGAGGTGATACCACAACACGTGGTATCACCTTATTTGTATGTACCTAAACCATAGTACAAGTGTTAATGTTGCTGTTGGACGTGTTGAAGAAACTAATATGTTAATAATGTTATACGGGCATATAAAAGATAGATATAAAGAAAGACTAGAACCTGTATATAAAATCACAAAGATGAAAGGTATAAGTTTTGACAAATTTATAAAACATAGTATTAATATAACTAAAGAACATCATGAAGAATGTGTTAACAAAACTCCTGAAAAAGAAAGACATGTTATAAGAGATGAAGTTCATTTAAATGTTGAAGGAAGACATGTTGTGATAGACATAAGCTTATTAGTAACAGGATCTGTAATAAAATGGTACAACAGAAAACCAAGAGTTATAGACGAACATTATAAAGAACTAGTAGAAAACGGTGATTTAGTTCTTTACAACAACGTATTAGCATTTGAAACAATGATGACAACTGTAAGATTTGCAAATGAAAAATTAGAGTGCTTCAGTCATCAACCAAGTATAGGTAACTACAACTTCCCTAAGAAGATATATAATATAAGTTTTAAAGATTTAAGAACATTAGTAGAACCAATGTTAAAAGATTTAAGTAATGATGAAGAAGGAACTAAGATAAGTGTAAACGTACAAAGATTCTTAAAATTAAACAAAAGATAAAAAGTGTAAAAGATAGAATTTTAAAACCATATTATAACTGTGAATATAGATAAATAAAATATCTATATTCACAAAAAAATATATAAAGGGGTATGATAATATGATGAATAAAGATGCTATGAATATGATAGAATGTGCAGTATTAGAAAATGATATAAATAAATTTCATAACACATTAGATATGACAATATTTATGAATGAAGTTTATATGTTCCAACTAGATTTAGATAAAATAAATATAGACATAATAGACAACTTAAGAAATAGAATATCTACAATGATAAAATTATCTGATGAATTATTTGATTTAAGAAATAGAGGTATTGTATTAGAAAGTGTTGAATTAGTATCAACTTGTAATGATTTAAAAGATCTAATACAAAAACATATACAATCATTAAGAAGCTTCTATATGTAATCAATAACAAGCCGAGCGTATGACAAAATAAAATTCATTACAAAAGATAAATAAATTATGAGAATAAAAAATTTATTATAAAGGAGAATGAATTATGTACGCTTTATTAAATATAAAAACAAATAAATTCTTTAGATGTGAAAATGAATATAGAAATTGTTATGAAGTAGAAACATTCGTGGAAGCTTGCACATTTAAAGAACTTAAAGAGGCTTATTATAAAAACGCATTATTGAAAGAAGAATATAAAGTAGTTACTATAGTTGAAGCAGAATTAATGAATAAGTTATATTAGGAGGAGATTATATATGACACATTTATTATTAGTAGCTTTATTAATCATATTAGCAATATCAATAATCAAATTATCAATAAGTACAGCATTTAAAATAGTTTTATATATAACAATAGCAAGTATAATAATAAAGATAATGGGGGTGATGTGATGAAATGTAAAGTTATATACATGCAAGAATATAAAGAAAGAAAAAAATGTGATTTAGTTTATAGATTTAAAAAGTTTATAAAGAAATTGTGGAATGCTATAAATATATAAATTTTATATGATCCCTAAATAAAATATTGGAGGTAATAATATGAGAAATAATAATTTAAAAATAGCTGTAGTGGATATGGATGTTTATAAAGTGGTTGATTATATAGTAATTGGTAATGTGATATATAAATCAAATCAATTATCTAATTCAGAATTATCATTAACAACAGCAATGATATATGAACCATTTAAATGTTCTGTAGAATATTATGATGCAATAGCACACATGATAGGATATGATCATGTGCTAGCAGCAATACAAAGTTTAATGGATAAAGGAGCTAATATAGCAACAGATGAAATATATAGACAACTTGTAATGAATAATTTCAAAATAAAACATAAAGGTTTAATGAGATAATAAAATTTATAATTGGGGTGACATATTATGAAAGAGACAATAAGTTCAATAATATTAGTAAGTTCCTTAGTAACAAATAGACCTAAACAAAAAGTATTAAATCAACATGTAATAGAAAACAAATTACAACAAGATAAAACAATAGGAATAAAAACAAAATCATATAAAGGTAAACCAATGAAAGTTAATGCAACAGCATATTATGGAGATACAATAACATCAACAGGTACAGTTCCTAAAGTAGGTCAAACAATAGCAGTTGATCCTAAAGTAATACCTTATGGAACTAAAGTATATATACCTGAATTAGGAAAAGTATTCATAGCAGAAGATTGTGGAAGTGCAATCAAAGGAAACAAAATTGATATATTCATGGGAAGTTATAATGAATGTATGGATTGGGGTGTGAGAACTATAACGATATATATCATAGAATAACAAAAGTGTAAAAGATAGAAAAATAATACCATATTATAGTAATGAATATAGAATAATAATATTATAATTAAAGGGGATGTATATTATGAAATGTTGTATAAACTTAATAGCTAATAAAGGTGCTGCAGCAATAGTAACTGCAGCAATAGCAAATCCAGTTTCAGCAGGTGGATTAATGATAGCTGGAGCATTAAGTGCAGGTATCGTGATATTATGTGCAGGTGAAGTAAAGAATAGTAACAATAATCAAAAGCAAACAGCTACAGCTAAGTAATTTATAAAAGGTTCTAGGAGGTTTATCCATAAAGCCTCCGTCCAATGGGGATTTATATGATCCCCAGAAAAAATAATTTTGTAAAGGGAGAGTAAAAATATGAAAAATAATAACGCTATAATAAGAACTATGGAAAGAATGCAAACAATAATAAATGAGATGAAAGACCTATATAATGAATTTGAATTATTAGTTAATAACAATGAAGATGATCTTGATTCATATGAAAACATACCTGAAGAAGATTTAAAAGATTTAATAAATGAAGAATATAATGAAGATGAAGATCCAGAATATTTAGCATGGGTTGAAGCAAACTTTGGTGAAGAAAATGAATACAACGAAGAAGAAGATGAAGAAGATGAAGAAGAACCTATATATAACATATATTTTACACAAGAACAATTTGAAACATTATTAGAAAACTTTGAAGAATTACCATTTGGTTATGTATATGATACAAAAGAAGAAGAGTATATAGTAAGAATGGATGAAAATTTAGCAGATGAAATATTTGATGAATTAGATCATCTAGAATATATAGCATTATATGAAGAATGTTATAGAGCTAAATATGAAAGAATAAGAAGTGTACGAAATGCAATATATTATGGTACACATTATAATATGTAAAAAAATCTGGGGATTTATATGATCCCCAGAAAAAAATATATAATTATATAAATAATGGAGGGTTAATTATATGGAAAGAATGAATAATAATAAATTAAATTTAAAAGCTACAGAAGCATATTTAAAGATATTAGACAAAGAACCAAAAATCGAATATGCAAGTAAATTATTTACAAAAGCAATAAAAGCTAAAAAATATAAATATGCATTATTAATATTATGGATAAAATTATGTAAAGTTACATTAATACCAGCAAGTAAATGTTATCTTAAATTTATAATAAAACATTTCTAATAAGAGGTACCAAAAAATGAAAAATATATTAGAAAAAATAATTAATATAATAAAAGATATATTAATGCCAATAGACGATGAAATAATATATGATGTGGATGAAATAATTTATAATGATGAAATAATAGATTAATAAAAAAAATATAGGGGGATTTTGATTATGTTATTAAATATATTATCAAGTGTTGCTGAAATAATAACTGAGGTTGCTACAGGATTATTTAGTTCAGATAGTAATAATAATTTAGAAGAAAATGAAACATATCAATATTGGATGAACCTAGATTATAGTGGACAAAAATATTATTTCGAATCAAATGAATATTTAAAAGATTACATGGATAAAGAATTTTATGAAAATGATAGACATCTTACAGCAAAACATGTTGCTGAGATAGCAAACAAATTAAATAGAGAATTTACAAATATAAACTGCAGATATTAATCTGCAGTTTATATGTTCCAAAAAAAAATAAAAAAAATAAAGGAGAAATGATTTATGTTTAACTTAGTTTATGATTTTACAATAGAAGATTCAATATATGAAAAAGAACCATATTATAATGATGATTATTATAAATTGTATTATAATAATGAAGAATTATTTATTTATGATGAAGATGATTATCCATCAGGGCTTGGAATTGAAATAGCAAACATACGAAAATGTGTGCATATTATAGTTCCTTATATAGATGATACATTTAGAAATGCTGATATATTTAAACAAGGTGTAGAATATACAATAAACTTAATAAATAAAATATTTGCAAATGAAGATTATAAAATAGATGTATATTACGAAAACAATTAGGAGGTAAATGAGTATGGAAAGAAAATTATCAGAATTATTAAGTGATCTAAAAATATTAGAAGAAAAATGGCAAGAAGTTTATGAAACAATGGATGAAGGTGATGAAAAAGAAGAAATCCTTACAGATATAGGATTAGCAATGGATGGTATAGGTATATGTTTAATGTATGGGGATTTTGAAAATGATACAGGAGAACCATACGATTATTATGCTGATTAGGAGGCAATGATATGGCAATAATTATATTAATAATAATAATGATATTAGATATAAAATATATGATCCTACCAAATATAAAATGAGAGGAGATAAATAATATGAAAAATCTAAATCCTAATTTAATAGTAGAAATAAAAAGTTTAATTATGAAAAATAATAATATACCAAACACATATGTAATAGATGCAATACAAATGTTAATATTCTATAGAACTAAAGAATTTAAAATGTATTCAGAATGTGAAGAAATATATAATAATTTAATATAGGGGGTAATAAATATGACATTAACAATATATGAAGCTTTAATAATAGTATTAGGTGTATTAGCATTAGGTGTTGGATATACATGGTTATTCTTTGATTTACAACATCAAATAAAAACTTATCAAGAATATTGTCCTTCATTAGAAGAAGACGATAATAAAGAAGGAAGCGAAGAATAATCTTCGCTTCTTTTTTAAAGAAAATAATAAATAAAAAAAGGGGATGCTATTATATGAATAATTATGAATTAATGAGAGAAGAATTAAAAAGTATGATAACACCTAAAACAGTATTTGTTTGTATAGGATCTAAAAATGCAGTATTTGATTCATTCGGTCCATTATGTGGAACTCTATTACAAAAGAAAGGAGTTCCATGTTATGGAACTAAAAAAGATATGATAAATGCTGCTACAATGGAATATATGCTAAATCAAATATATGAAAAAGATAAAATAGACAATGAAGACATAATTTCAATAGATGCATGTGTTACAAGAAGCGAAGAAAAATTAAATGGTATTGAAATTAGGGGTAAGGGAGTAAGACCAGGATCAGCTGTTGGACATTTCTTTCCAGTTGTAGGAGAGAATTCAATAGTAATGTATACGTTAACAGGAATGGAATTAAGAGATACAGTAGCGTTCTATAATATGTACGGATTAGGAAGTTTCGTTGGTAAAAGATGTGATCCAGCTGATAGAAAATTAATACAAGTATATGCTGATAAGTTAACAGACCTAATAGCAGAAATTTATCATGAAGTTTGTTTAGTACCAGTAATATGATATTAATATTAAGAATTGGTATGACCATAGCTATATTAATTATAGCTATGGAAACCATTATTTTTTTAGGGTTTTATTTATATGAATTAATAGAAAAATATTTTATTTATAAAAAATAATTATATAAACAAATTAGTAAGGATTATGATTATCCTTAAATATTTTTTCATATAAATTACCCCTTATTTTTATAAAATAGGTAGTAGCTGCGTGCGGTGCAGCTACTACCACTTACTGCTGAAAATTTATAAGGGAACATACAAGTATGTAAGAAGGTAATATTTCAATACTATATTATATATGTGGAATACAATAAAAATATTTAGGAGCTGATATATATGAAAAGTAAAAAACAATTAATATTTGAAGTTATAATAGATATATTAATATTAGCAATTTTTTCATTCACAGGTTGGATAGTTATAACAGATATGCTTATGAAAATATTATTAATTGGAGCAGGTCTTGTTGCAATAGGTTATAAAGCAGTAGAATTAAAAAATATATTAAAAAATAACTAGGAGGAAATATTGTGAATAATAAATATAATTTAGATTATTATGAAACTATGAATATAGTATCTGATTTTGTAGATACTATAGAAGATAATTTAAATTTTATAACTAAAGCATTAAAAGATCAACCAGAAGAATTAGAAGTTATAATACAACAAATGAAAGAAGATACTGATACAATATTAGCTCTAGAAGATAAACTTAATATGTTCCTAGAGACAAAACAATATCAAGAAGTATGCAATCAATTAATTATAAATACAGCTTTTCATATATATGTAAGAGATGTATTACCTGAATGTGATACAGAATTTCTAGAAGGTTATTTAGAAAGTTTAAGTGAACAAATGGTAATAAATGATGTTACAAAAATTATAGATAAATATGAAGCTTAATAAAATAATTTAAAAAGGATGGGATGATATTATGGGAAAAGCAATAGCAATTTTATCAATATTAGTTGGTTATGAAATGGCAATTAAAGTTTGGGCAATAATAAAAATGACAGGTAGAAAAGTAGAAGGTTGGGAACAAAAAGATTTTGAAGAATTATTAAAAGATCCTAAATTTAGAAAATATATGAGATAGGGGTTGAATATATGATAAGGTTTGAAGGAGTATTGATAAGAAAGAAATATGTTGGTTACGCCTTTGTAAAACAATCACCAGATTCAACTTGGATATTACAAATAAATTTTATGAATGATAACAAAGAAAAAGATTATATTTGGCTTAAGTATAAAACAGAAAATGAAGCATATGATAAATTAGACGAATTAGAAAAATTATTATGTGATTAGGAGGTAATTATATGAGAAAAGATATTTTAAAACAATTGTTGGAAAATGATATAGAAAAATGTGAAGAGTATCTAGCTGCAAGATTAGGTCCTGATCAAATGATTTTAGATGGATTTGTAGTAGATGAAAACACATTTGAAGATATAAGAGAATTGACAGAAGATGAAAGAAAATGTTTCTACACAATAAGAATAAATAAAATGAGAATAAGAATGATAGAAGAAGAATAGATACCATTTGGTATCTATTCTTCTGAAAAAATAAAAAATAATTAGGGGGTACGGAATATGTTAAATATAATAATATTAATTGCTGGATTTGTAATGTTAATAAAAGGAGCTGACACATTTGTTGATAGTGCTTCAAGTATAGCTAAGAAATTTGGTATACCATCTATAATTATAGGTATGACAATTGTAGCAATGGGTACAAGTGCACCAGAATTATCAGTTAGTATAAATTCATCTTTATCTGGAATGAATGATATGAGTATCGCTAATGTGGTTGGTTCAAATTTATTTAACCTATTAGTTGTATTAGGTGTATCCTCATTATTAGGTAAACTTAAAATAACTAATTATAAAGATGTTATAGTATTATTATGTTGTAGCTTAATATTAGCATTATTTACATTAAATGGTACATTAAGTTTAATAGAAGGATTAATATTATTATCAATATTTGCTTGGTTTATATTTAGTATGATTCAACAAGCTAAAAACAATAATGAAGAAATGGATGAAATAAAACAAAAGCCATTAAGTTTAACTATAGTATTAGGTATAATAGGATTAGCTGCAATAGTATGGGGTGGAGATTTAGTTGTAACTGCTGCAAGTGCAATAGCAACTCAATTAGGTATGAGTGAAAACTTAGTTGGATTAACAGTAGTTGCAGTTGGAACATCATTACCAGAATTAGTAACATCAGTTATGGCAACTAAGAAGGGTGAATTAGATATAGCAGTTGGTAATGTTATAGGAAGTAATATATTCAATATATTATTAATAATAGGTTGTGCTTCAGTAATACATCCAATGACAGTATCAATATTTGCTATAATAGATACATTGGTAGTATTTACAGTAACAAGTTTATTTATAGTATTAACTAATAAAACGAAAGAGATAACTAAGAAAATAGGAATACCTATGATATTAATTTATATTATATATATGATAATAACTATAATAAGATAATAACCTGGATTTCCAGGTTATTATTTTTTCATTTGTCATTTAACAAATTTATATATGATTAATTTAATTAAGGAGGTAATTTTATGGATAATATGATGAAAGAAAATTATTTCATTAAAGATTGGATGAATACAGTTAGAACTACAGTTAAATTAAATTATCCAGATATTAAAGATGACGAATTAGAAGATTATTTATATTCAATATTAGATAATAATATTAGAATACCGATAACAACTTTAGATAATAACTATATCAATACAACTAAAAGAGTTGATGCATTAACATTAATGCAATGGGTGAAAAATAATAATTTTATAGTTGCGGGTAATGGAACGATATATAAAAATCATGAGCAAGAATATAATCCTTCAATACATTTCTTAATAGACCTTAAGAAATCTAGGGATAGTATGAAGTCTGCAATGAAAAAATTAGATCCATCAACTTATGAATATGCGATGAAAGATATGGGACAATTAAACGAAAAATTATTAATGAATAGTGACTACGGTGCAGGTGGTTCTCCAATAACATATTTTTATAATTTATATTGTGCCGTAGCAACAACTGCAACTGGTCAATCTATGATATCAACAGCAGTAACTTGTTTTGAAAACTTTTTCGCAGATAATGTTAAATTTATAGATTTTGATGATTGTTCACAATATATAACTAATGTAATAAATGAACCGTTTTATGGTGATATGAGCTTAGTTGAAGATAAAAGAGCACATGAAGTGTTTGAAAGATTAAAAGATAGATTTATTGATTATAAAGAAAATTATAATCATCCATTATTTTCAATGTTATTAAACTTAGATCAAGATAGCTTAAATAGATTATATTATAAAAATAATTTATATGAATTTGCAAGATTACCTAAAGTTAAGAAACTTATATTTAAAATAATAGACGAAACTGATTTATTCTTAGATCCTAATAAACCACCAAAAGATGTTCAACCTGATTTGGAATTATTATGGAGTTGGATGGAATCGTTCGTTTATTATGATTATTTTGCATTTAACAGAATAGGTAGGGTTACAACTGATGAAAGAGATGTTATAGTTACAATAGATACAGACTCAGCTATGATATGTTTAGCAGAATGGGTTGATTTCGTATTTGATGAAATAATAAAATGTGATGATAAAATATTATCAATAACTCGTAAAGATTTTACGTATGAAATAAATGGAGAAGATATGACATTTGAAGGGGAAAAGATGCTAATATATAAAATATGTAATACTATAACATATATAGCTTCTCAAGTTATAGGAAGACATCTTAAAAAGTTTGCAATAAACTCAGGAGTACCTGAAGAATATCATAACAGAATTCATATGAAATCAGAGTTCTTATTTAGAAAAATGTTATTAACTAATACAAAGAAAAGATATATGTCAAAAGTAATGTTAAGAGAAGGAACAGTATTTGAAAAAACAGATGTTAAAGGATTAGATCATCTTAAATCAGAATGTAATGAATTCACAAGAAAATTTATAAATAAACTTATGAACGATGAGTTTCTAGAAAAATCTGGAGATGATATAACAGTTAAGAATATAATAAATGGTGTAAGAGAATTAGCAGAGTCAGTGCGAACTTCATTAGAAAGAGGAGAGAAAACATTCTTAACTCCAAAGAAATGTAAGGAAGCGGCGGCTTATAAAATGCCATTTCAAGAGCAATCATTTAGAGGAGCTTATGCTTGGAATATGATATTCCCAGATATGGGTATAGAATTTCCAGATACAGTAGATATAGTTCATCTTAATATTCATAAATTAGAAGATATAGCTGAATTAGAGAAAACTGATCCTGAAATATATAATAGAATAAAAAGATTTATATTTGAAAGTAAATTAGAAGAAGTTAGAAAGAAAGCATTAACTGTTTTAGCAATACCAAAGAATATAGAAACTATACCTGAATGGTGTAGACCTTATATAAATTACGATAAAATAGTAAATGATAATACAACTAAAATGAGATCTATATTAGAATCATTAGGAGTTCAAACTATACAAACTGATTCAACTACAGATAGATATTCAAATATAATAGAATTCTAGGAGATTAATAACATGAGAAAAGAAGTTAAAGAAGCTATAAGAGAATTATGTAAAAGAACAAAAGATATACGAAATAAAAATTATAAATATAAAAATGGAGGTAAACAAAAATGAGTAAATTATTAAGTGCTAATTCTTTAGAAATATTTATGGAAAATCAAATTAAAATGATGATACACAACAACTATAAAGGTAGAAAACCTAGTTTAGTTATAATAGTTGCAAGTGATGATAAGGCTTCACAAATTTATGTTAATAATAAAATGAAAATGGGAAATAAGTTAGGAATAGATATTGAGATTATAACATTATATGAACATACTACAAATAAAGCGGTTGAATCATTAATAGATGATTTAAATAATAATCCAAAGGTTGATGGTATTATATTACAATTACCAGTATACGATCATTTAGATTCTCAACATCTAATAAATCAAATATGCCCATATAAAGATGTGGATGGATTAACATGGTATTCTAAAGCAATGCTTGAATGTAATAAGTTAGAATTGATGCCTTGCACACCATTAGGTGTAAAGAATTTATTAACTATAGAAGGGGTATTTATTCCTGGTAAGAATGTTGTTGTAGTTGGTAAAGGAGAAACTGCTGGTGCTCCTATGGCAACAATGTTTAGAAACATGGATGCTACAGTAACTATTTGTAATGCAAGAACTAGTAGAGTTGATTTGGAATGGTATATTAGACATGCAGATATAGTTGTATCTTGTGTAGGTAAACAAAATCTATTAGATGCAGAGTGGTTTAAAGAAGGTTCTGTTGTAATAGGTGTTGGATTATCATATGATGAAAATGGAAAACAACAATTAGATTTTAATGTTGATGAAGTTTTAGAAAGAGGTAAAGTTAAATTTGTTTCTCAAAGAACTAATTGTACAGGTAAGGCAACCGTATTATCTTTAATGTATAATACAGTTTGGGCTTATTGTAAAAGATAAGATTTTCAAAACTATATTATATAGGTGAAGTACAAATAAAATATTTAGGAGGTCTTTAATTATGAGTAGAGATTATATGGAAAATATTTATGATGCTTTAAATGCACCAGAGGTTGAATATGATGAACAAGGTATTGAATATCTAGATGACCCAGTAGAAGAAAATGAATTCGATTGGGGTTGGAATGATGAACTATCTTGGGCAGATGATATAACATTCTTAGATGAACCTGAAGAAGAAAATATGGATTACGATTTAGGTGAAGGATTTATACAATTATATCCAGGAGAAGAATATCAAGAAGAACTTATAGTAATAGATGAGAATTATATATTAGATGATTGTGAAGGAGATTTAACAACACAAAATTATAAACCATCAGTTTATTATGATCCTGTAGAAGAACCAGAAGAAAAAATAGATGTTGAAAATTATGTATTTGACATAAATGGTTTATTAGACGATGAAGAAGAATCATTAGCAATAGATGTAGACAAAGTTCAAAGTATAATTAAATTCTCACCAAACGATAAAATTGAAGAAGATGAATTTGAATACATTGAGAGAGATGAAGCAATGGATAAATTAGCAACATCTATAGCTAAAGAACATATGGAGAATATAAAAGCAGGTGACAGTTTAGGATTATTTGGAGATGTAACAAATCCAGATGATGATACAAGTTGGGTAGATGATGACAAAGATATGTTTGGTGCAGATATAAGTGTTATAATAGGAGAAAATCCTAATGCTGAAGTTGAAGAAGATGATTTTGTTGAAGGTTCTTTCTCTCAATGGCTCCTAGATCAAAATAATAATTAAATTATTAGATAACGGTAGAAATATTTCTACCGTTATGTTTATAGAAAGGAAGTGTAATATGAGTTTAATATTAGACAGAGTAGGTGAAGAAGGTTATAATAACTTTGGTTCGAAAATAGTAATAACATGTTATAGAAATAACACAGATATCGATATTTATTTTCCTGAATATGATTGGTACATTTATCATGTGCAATACAACAAATTTAAACACGGTAATATAAAATGTCCTTATGAACCAAGAGTTGTTGGTCATGGGTATATTGGTGAGGGTGAATATAAATCTGTAATAGACGGTATACAAACGCATTGTTATAAGACATGGAGAGGGATGTTAACTCGTTGTTATGATAATAATTATCACAATAAAAAACCAACATATATAGATTGTGAAGTTTGTGAAGATTGGTTAAATTATCAAAATTTTGCAAAATGGTATTATGATAATTATTATGAAATAGATGGTGAGCAAATGAATTTAGATAAAGATATTTTATGTAAAGGTAATAAAATATACAGTCCTGAAACATGTGTTTTTGTTCCTCAAAGAATAAATGATATGTTTTGTTCTAGTAAGGCTTGTAGAGGAGAATTGCCTATAGGTGTCCATAAACATAAATGTGGAAAATATGCAGCCTTATGTCATATCGATCATAAACAAAACCATTTAGGGTTATTTAATACCGCTGAAGAAGCATTTTTAGTTTATAAACAATATAAAGAAAACGTTATAAAAGAGGTTGCTAATGAGTATATTAATTATATTCCTTACGCCCTTTATGATAGTTTAATTAATTATGATATAAGTATCGATGATTAGAACAAATAATATAAACGGAGTAAGGAAAATCCTTACTCCTATAATTTTTCTATAGGGGTGATTATTAATGAAATATTTAGCAGACATTAAATCAACATTCGATTCAATAGTATTTGAATGGGACGAAACAAAATCTAATATTCAAAACGTTCATGAGTTTGCAGAGTTGTTCTTAAAGTTGACAGATCCTTATAATAAGATATCTACAAGGGTATATGAACATACGATGAGAACTATTAAAATAGCTGAAAGATTAATGAATAAAGAAATTGCAGATAAAGAGATAGTTATAGTAACGTTATTATTACATGATATAAGCAAAACTGTATGTGAAAATTCTCATAATCTAGTAAGCCATAGATTAGCTGAAATATTCTTTGAGAAGTTTCCATATTTAGATAAAAAGAAAAAGAAAATTCTAGATTGTATATTATATCATAGTGCTAAAGATTTAGATTCGTTAGATTTAACACCTGAAATGAAAGTTGTAATGGATGCTGATATCTTAGATGAGATAGGAATATTATTAATAAGTAGAGTATGTTTGAGAACACATAATAAGAATTTATCAATACAAGAATTAATTAAACTATTAGATAATAAGTATGCTAAAATAGAAAGAGAACTAGCATATGTAAAAACTAAAACAGGAAAGGAATTATATATCCAAAAGAAAAAGAAATTCAAAGAGTATCTTGATGCTCTTAAGATAGAATCTGCAGAGTATAAACTATGAAGAATTATTTAAAGATTTATTTAGCGTATTTTGTAATTAAAAATACGCTAAAAATTCTTTTATTATTATATTTAAAAAAGAAAGGTTATACCGTTAAACATATAATATTAATTATAAAAAATAAAAGGAGGAATAAAAAATGATAAAATGTTATATAGTAAAAAACATTGAATCGAATGTGGTTGAAGGTGTATTTAAAGAAAATAAATTCTATATAGCAAAAATATCATCTAATGGAGTTAATATGATATCTGTAATGGATAATAAACAAAATTGGGTTCCTTTCAAATGGAGAGGTATGTATGATCCTAAATATTTCAATAAATATTTTGAAATTTGGGATGCATTTCTAATAGAGAATAAAAAAGAATTAAACGAGTATATAATTTCTACAAAATTTTATGAGTGATATAACAAATATTTAGAATTAAAATAGTTAAAGGAGATGATTATATGTATAAGCCATTAGATTTGAAGGATGAATTAGAATGTATATATATGCATCCTATAGAAGCTAAATTGAGGATGAAATTTTTAGATATAGTTAAAAAACATGGTAATGGATTATGGGCATTCGAAGAATTAGAATGGCTTGTTTATATAGACGGAATAGATGAATATGAAGCTATGAGTGAAGAAGATAAATGGGTTTTAAATATATTTATGAGATCTTTTAGAAGTTTATACAAATAATTAAAAAAGGAGTGTTGAATTATGAAAGCAGAATTAGTAAAACAATTACACGTATTAGGAGTTTATAGAGATCCGAAAACTAAACAAAAACTTGAAACTTTAAAATTTACAGCAGTATTAGAAGTTATGAATTGGGTTGAAGAAGAAATGGAAAAAGGTGTAGAATTTAAAAGAGAACAATGTAAATATGAATTTGTAAAACCAGTGTCTAAAAAAGATAAACTTGCGAATAAAGGTAAAAAGAAATAGAATAATTAAATAATTTGAATTTATAATAAAAAAATATAGGAGGTATTTATATGGCTTTTAATAATTATAATAAAGATAATAATGGAAAGAATGAATCAGTAAATACAAGAGGAATTCAAATGAAGAACCAAACTGGTGTAGAAGCTTCTACATTAGTGGTTCAATATTGGGATGACAAATTAAACATAATGCTACATCCTAGATTAAAGAATCCTACAGAAAAACAAGTTTATGATTATGAACAAAAAATATCTGTTACATTAAGAGTTGATAAAGCACAATCATTATTAAGAGCTTTAAATCTTATAATAGATAAAGCAATAGCTGAAGATAAAGAAGCTTCAGTTGCGATAGTATTACCATTAGCTTCAAGTACAAATATGTTAGTTGTAGAAGCTAGAAAAATAGAAGGTAATTTAAATATAATATGTCATGTTTGTAGAGATTTAAATCCACAAACTAAATTACCAGATCAAAGATTCTCTTATACATTTATAAGAGATGAAGAAGTAATTGAAGGTTATAATCCAGCAACAGGTGAAATAGATGATGTTAAAGTTTATCAATCAGAATATGAAGTATTTAAAGAGGCTTTAAGAGAATATATAAAAGTATCTTTACAGGCTAATGTACATTCTGATAGATATAATGATAAATTCTATAGAAATAGCTTAATGGATAAAGTAACTAAGATAGGAAGTAAAGTTGGTGCTTTAGATTCAGGTAATTTTACAGGAAGTTATAATAAAGCAACATTTGCAACACAAAATTATAATAATAAACCTGAACAGGTACAAACAACAAGTTTAGATGATTTAAATGATATATTCTAAAATAAAAGAATGACGATTCTTCGTCATTCTTTTTTTATTATTATACGAGGTGATAAAAATGGGTGATGTGAATTATTTCGGTACAAGAGACCATTATATGTTTATATGTTATAAAGATATGATAAAGATGACATATCCTGTATTATTACATGAAATATGTAACAACTATTATGATGATTTAAAAGATTATTTAGAATTAGATAAGATAAAAGATTTTGACATTTATAATTTGGAAAGAATATGTGCAGAGAGATTAGATATAAATCCTCTTAAATATATAAAGAAACCAGATTGTCCAGATGAAACTTGTGATTTACTATTAAAAACATTTAATGAAGAATTAACTTCAATTTACACACAATCTAAATTTAGTGAGTTTGGTGCTAAAATGTATAACATATTTGAACAGGATAGAATAAAAGAATTTTATATTTATATAGAAGAATTAGCACATCAAGCAATTATAGATTGTAATGTATATTTTGAAAAGTATAGAGATAAGATAAAATTCCTTACTGGAGATTTCATTGAAGCAGTTAAGTTTTTACCTAATAAACCAACATGCTATGTGCTTAATGATGTTAAGTATGTACATCAATTAATCGAACATAAACTTATTCCTTATACAGAAATATTATTAGGAGAGTTAGGATGTAATTATGAATTAGATGAAGAATTTGGATTAAAGGTTAAAGGATTAGATGAAGAAGTAATTAAGAATGAAGTATTTAAATTAGGGGTTACACCAGTATTAAAACTAGAGAAAGAGCATTTTACTCAGTTTGACATGAGTGAGCTGGATGATAATAAATAAACCCCATAACAAATTTATAATATTTAAAAACTTGGAGGTAATTAGATATGGATAATAAATATAAAATAAATATGAATAATAATGTTATTACAGAAGAAGAATATAGGGAAAGAATTCATCTTTTATTTGATGATGTTTCCAATACATTAAGTAAAACTCTTGGACCTTATGGTGCAACTTCAGTTTTAGATAAAGTTGGAGACGTTATGTTATCTAAAGATGGATGGCAAGTGTTAAAAAAATTAGCTTATATGGACGAAGTTCAAAATACATTATTAGGATTAATAGTTAAAATAGCACATCAAGTTGTTATGAGAGTTGGGGACGGTTCAACTACATCTGTAGTAGGTGCCAACCAATTATTACAACAAATGGATGATATAGCTAAGAAAACTAATTTAAGACCAAAACAGCTTTTAGATACATTAGAAGAAGTTGTTGAAGATATATGTGATAAAATACAAGAAATAGCAGTACCTATAAATAAAGAAGGTGATTTAGACGAAATATATAAATTGGCGTTAGTATCAACTAATGGTGATTCTAGTATAGCTGAAATGATAAGAACTATATATAAAGAAACTGGAAACCCAGCTATAGAATTTAATAAATCTAAATCATCAAATACAACTTATGAAGTATTAAAAGGTTATAAATTACAATTTATGACATATATTGATAGAATATTCATAAATAATGATAATGGAACTTGTAATATTAAGAAACCAATAATATTAATGTTTAATCATAAATTAGAACAAGATTATTTTGAACCATTAATACAACCAGCAATAAGAGCTGCTATAGATAGAGGACAAAGATTAGTTGTAGTTGCACCTTATTACGATTCTTTCTTATTACAAAGATTTGCAAGAGATTTAAGTTTAGAATTTAAAGCAACTAAAACATCTACAGCAGTATATGCTAAAGGTTCTTTAATGGATGAACATAGAGCTGATTTATTTAATGATTTCGCTGCTTTATGTGGATGTACAATAATAAATGAAAGTATAGCACTAGACGTTTTAAAAGGAGATTTAGAATTTAAAGTAGAAGAATATCTTGGTGAAGTTGAAGAAATGGATATAGGAGAACAATCTACATTTGCAACAGGATTCATCAAAAAAGATGAAGGTATGTTACAAATATTAGAAAAAGATGCTATATCTAAATATCAAGATTTACATCAAGCTGCTGAAAAATCTAGTACGATAACTGAAGCATTAGTAAATGCTAAACAAAGAATGTCTAAACTAAAAGGAAATATGGGTATAATAAACGTTGGAGGAAGTACAGAATTAGCTAAACTTGCAAACTTTGATTTAGTTGAAGATGCTGTTAAAGCATGTGAGTCTGCTTATTTATTCGGTGTAACTCCAGGTCAAACTATAGGTATACAAACAGCAATACAAGATTTAAGAAATGATGAAAAATATAAAAAGAATAAAATAGGAAATATGTATCTTGATGCAATAAGTGATGCATATAAAGATGTAACTAGAATATTATTAGAAAATAAATTTAAAGAACATATACCACATTATATTATGAATAAGTTATTAAAAGAATCTATAAAAGCACAAGCTGTTATAGATATAGAAAGAACTGAAATAGAATTTGTTGAAATCGTAGGAGCTGATAATATAAGCTTAGAAGATGGAAATTGGTTACAAAGATTCTTCCATAAGTTTGAAAAAGTATTTAAAACTCCTGATTTAGATGATGTATTTAAACCTGAAGCTATAGTTAGAGAAATGGCTTTAGATAATACGATAATAAATAGTTGTAAAACTGATATAGAAGTATTAAGAGCTACAGCAGGTATAATAGGATTATTATTAAGTAGTAATCAATACGTTGCAGTAAGATTCTAATAAAAAAGAGGATAACATATTTGTTATCCTCTAAATTATTTTTTATATTAACAACAACATATTTTTAAGGTTTGTTTAAGAGAGGAGGATGAGTATGAAAATTGATGAGTTTTTAAAAAACCCTATGGGTAAAGGAGCAGTTATACCCGGAAAAGATCAATTGTTAATGGTTTTAGATTATAGATTAAAATTATTAAAAGAAAAACAAAACATAACTATGAAGATTTATACAACAGAAAAAGATGTTTATTATCACGTCATGATTCCATCAGAAAATGTTGATAGGGATGTAACATATGACGTGATTATTAAATTTAAACAAACTGAAAAGAATGAGAAATTCGATCAATCTTATAGACAATATCAGATAGAGTTCTTTTCAAATTGTCCTAGTTTTACGTATGGATATGCATATGTAGCAAATCTAAACGGGTATTTGATTAAAGAATTATCTAATAAATATGAAGAGGTTGTATTAACAAGACCTCCAGTTAGCAAAAACCCAGGCTTAATATTTAGTTATGAAAAATCTATTTATTTTGCTTGTAAATATATAATGGAAGATAAACAAGTTCTTCAAAAATCATATGTTAAAACATATGGAGAGAAATTAACTAAGAACGTCCTTAAAGAGATAAAACACATGAATATCATAGAAGAAGAATATAAAAGAGCAGATAAAGTGATGAGAGAAAAAAGAAAAGCAGAGAAACTTAAATTAGATAAAAAAACTAAAAAGTTAAAAGATGATTATTTAGAAAAACGTCAGAATAAAAATCCTAGTTCAGGAGGAGTAAATACAATTAAGAAAACTAAAGCTAAGAAAACAGGTGCTAATAAAATTACTCCAATAAGAAAGAAAAAATGACTATATGTAAAAAGGTAATTTTTCAATTATATATTATAACAATGAAACAAATAAAAAATAATAAGGGGTGATTGATCGGTATGGTTAACAATAATAAAGTTCTTTATGAAAATTGGGTTAAAGATCAAACAGAGGATGATCAATTATTTATATTTGATAATGGTATCTTAATGGTGGCTTTTGATAGAATGTTGCATTTTGAATTACCTGATAAAATGATAAGTATGTTTACATTTAAAAGCAAGTATAGAAAACAAACTTCATTAATATGTAACCATCTTAATTATTTTGTTAAGTATTATGATCCAGATAAATTATATATAACTGCATTATTCAAAATCAAAACATTATTAGATACAAGATCTGGTCCTCTAAGTGAAGATTCATTCATAAAATTATTATATGATACAATCATAACCGAACCGATATTAAAACAAGTAAATGCTTTAGTAGAATTAAACAACACACGAAGTATTGAATGTGAAGTTAAGACAGCTAAATATGGTAAAGAATCATCATTTACAGATGAACACAATGCAATTCTTTATAGAATGTCTATGTGTACAAATTTATTAATACCATTAATTTTACATTATTCTCATAGATTTATGCATACGAATAAGATGTTTATAATAAACAAATATTATGATCCATTATTCGAAATCTGTGGGAAGGGGATAAATTTAAAAGAGAAACTGTTTGCATTCATATTAAAAGAAACTAAAGACAGTGAGAAAAGAGATGCACAGATATGGCATCAAAGAGAACTTATAGGAGATTTCGATCCTATATCATTTGCAGAAACTAGATTACAAAACATTGTAAGTAATATAATTCCTAAATTAGATTACAATGAAAATTCTCATAATATAGCCTTAATAAGATCAACAGTTTCAAGAGATTTTAGAAACTTTACAAAGGAAAAGTATAAATTATTTCCAACAGAAATTTCAGATGAAAGAGATAATGATGATTCATTGTCTCAACAAGATAAAATGGAAATGTCTATGCTTAGAAAAGATTTATCAAATGTAGTTATTAGTACAGTTAATAAAGAAACCGTATTACAAAATTTACAAGATAGTTTAAAAGTTGATATATCTGATGAAGAAATCAAATATTATAAAAAGAATTATAGACCAACAGATTTTCAACTTCAATTAATTAAACTATATTTCGCTAAACAGTTTAATGGTTTTAGTGAGATGGAAGCATTATCATCAGAACAATTTGCACGATTAGTGATTCTGATGAAATATAAAATGCAGTCACAAGGTTATAAGTATTTACAACATATGATAGTTGGAAATATGTTAGATAGAAATGCAAACAAAGCAATGAGAAGTCTTAAATTTGTAGATAAGATAGAACAGTCTGATAGATACAAACGTTTAGTAGAAAAGAAATATGCTAAACTATTAAAACTAAAAGGACCTAGAGTTATATTAGATGTCTTATCAACATTATTGAAAACTAAATTTGAATTTGTAGATTATCATAATCAAGATCTACAAGGAAAAACAATATCTATAGATGAAGATTTAGTAAGTGATGAATTCTTAATGTTCATGGGTAATATTTAATTACCCATGAACTATTTATTTTTTAAGAGGTGATTATATGGATAGTAGAGAATTTAAGAAAGAATTAATAAATGAAATATTATTAAATATTAAACCATCATATTACAAGAACTATGAATTAAATGTTAGATGTCCATTCTGTGGGGATTCGATTAAAAATGCAAACTCTGCACATTTGTCTATCAGAATAAATCCTGATGATGATCAACCATTAGTGTTCAGATGTCTTAGATGTAATTCAACAGGATTATTTAATGGAACTACGCTAACAATGATAGGAATATATACAGGTTCTAATTCTGTAAATATAGAAAGATATAATAGATTGTCATGTAAAAAACATGGATTAACATTTAACAAGAAAGGATTAAACATTAAATTCCCAGAGTTAAAAATAACGGATTTAGTAATGCAAAAACATAATTATATTGAAAATAGATTAGGAATAAAAATTGATGTTGAAGAACTTCATCATAAGAAAATAGTTTATGATTTTATAGGATTATTAAGATATAATCACATAGAAAAATTATATGGAAGTGCTGAACATATTAAAGCTTTACAAACTGATCATGTTGGATTCTTATCAGCAAGAAATGATTTTATAAACTTTAGAGATATGACAGGAAATCATCAGAGATATTATATCTATAAAATAAAAAGAGATTTAGATACAACTGGTAAATTTTATATAATGCCTAATAAAATAGATCCTTTTAATAATGATATTAAAACTATAAATATTGCTGAAGGAGTATTTGATATATTAGGTATATATTACCATTTAATGAATGGATATGAATATAATACAGTGTATGCAGCTATAAACGGTTCGGGGTATCTTAATGTAATAAAATATATTTTAGAACAGGGATTACTCTGTGATGTTAATGTTAATATATTTAGTGATGCTGATAGACCACCTGATTATTATAAACGTATGATTAAAAATATACAACCATTTGTAAATGATATAAGATTATTTTATAACGATATAGGAAAAGATTATGGAGTTAAGAAAAATGAAATAAAGCTTAAAGAAATTGGTATAGATAGATTCTAATCTATCTATACCATAATTTATTTGATTCCGAGATTTTTTTATTTACTTAATTGTATTTCCACTGATTTATTAAATAAAACAATCCACTAAGTATAAGAATACTCGAAGAAAGGAGTGATGATAATGGGGTTTAAGTTTGATGAAAAACTCTTAGTTAATAATAATATATTTAAATATGAAGATAAGCTTAATAGTGCATTCACAAGATTCTTAGAAACTACACCTACCTACGTAACATATTATAATATCAATACGATAGAATCTACAGTTGATTTAGGTTTTGCAAACGTTGATAAGATATTAGGAGCTCAATCACCTATAAGATATTCCGAAGTTAAGAACCTTCCTATATATGGTATGGAAGCTATTCAATTAGATATTGATGAAGGTGATGAAGGGTTAAATGGTTCGTTTGATGGTGGAGAATTGATAATATTACCTGATACTATTAAACCTTATCCAGACGACTTTTTTATATTAGAACATAAAGGTCATGATATGTTATTTAGAGTAACTACAGTAAACTATGATACAATAAAGTCTAATAACTTTTATAAAATAGGTTTTACTATAAAATATGTTACTAAAGAAGATTCTATGAAAATATTAGATCAAGTTACCAATAAATATACATGTATCGTTGATAATATTGGTACAGAAGATAAATGTATAATAGAAGATGAAGTTTATGAAATGTTACAAAGAATGCGTTCGCTATATGAAGATATAGCTAATAGATATAAACTATTCTATTATCATAAAAGATATAATGTTATGATGTATTATGATGCAGATAACTCTTTGGCAATTTATGACAGATATGTTAATGCATTTATACAAAAACATGGATTGTTATATGATAAAGAATCACATAAAACTATTTATTTAAATAACGAAGATGACACATGCTGTTTCCCTTTAGAGTATGATAACTCTTTATTTAGAACATTTGAAACTAGAAAGAAATTAAAACGCTATCCATATAATAAATTCAAAGTACAAGAAATCAAAAATATATACTCTGTATTTAGATATTATAGTGCAAAGGTTTATTCGATACGTTTTAAAGGTGGGGATATAGAATATTTCCCTAAACATGTGATTGATATAATGGTTAATGGCGAATTGAATGATAATTTCGAATATGATGAAGCCGATAAATTATTAATGAAATATATGAATGATCAGATAGAAAGTATTCATAATATAGATTTTGATGCTTTAGAAGAATTTACATATTATGTACCAAATTGGACTAATATGATAAAAGTGCCATTACTGTTATACGTTATGAAGGGATACTATAAATTATTTATTAGAAAACAATCAATTAATTAATGTAAATATATTATATAAAGGAGTGAACAATTAATATGTTAGGAAATTTAAAGAAATTAATCAATGCTGAAGCTGAAGCTGACTTACAAGTAGATTTAATGCTTGAAGCAGTTAATAATTCTATAGCAGATATGTTCATAGAAGAAGATGGAGAAATAGATATGGCTGAAGATGAAATAATGTCAGTATTAGACAAAATACCTGCATATGATGAAGAAGCCGAATTTAATAAAAAAATAGATAGAATAACTGAAAACTATATACCAGAAGAATTATAAAAAAATAAATGGAGGTAACTAGAATGATAGAGCTAATAAGAAAAAATGGAGTTTTATACGCTAAAGTATTATTAAATCTTAGAGTACCTGTTGATTACAAAGGTAAAAAATATTATAAAGGTGAAGGTTTATTATTAGAAGAAGATGTAGTAGAGCAATTACTTATTAGAAATTGTAATGCTAAACTTTATAATGGTAAAGAATACGTTAAAATTAACTTTGCTAGATTCCGAGAAATAATGAAAAAGAGAGAATACAAAGCAATAGATTACGTTGAACCTAAAAAAGAAGAACCACCGAAACCTGAACCTAAAGTCGAAGTAAAAGAAGAGGTTGTTAAAGAAGAACCTAAACAACAACCAGTTCAAGAAGTTAAAAAAGAACAACCAAAACAACAAAATGAAAATAATAAAAAGCAAAGACATAATAATAACAACAATAATAAACAAGGTGGTGATAAATAATGAGATTTGTTATATTATCGGATAAAGTTATTCCAGGATATAATGTTAAAGGACCGATTCTATCTCCTGCTGAATATGATGTACATCTTGTTTTAAGATGGATAAGTCTTGGAATAGATGTGCGTGAATACATGGAAAACGGTGCTCATAGAAAACTTAAATCTAACGATCCTAAACTAATCGAATTATTAAATGAAAAGATAGAAAGAGAAACTAAAAAAAGAGAGGAATGGAAAAAGCGTAGAATAGATAATCCAGGTACAATAGATTCAAGAGCAAATGCTAAACTAAAACCTGAAAGACTACCACAACGTAAACAAAAACCAGTTCCTAAAAAAGTTGTAGAACCAAAAGTTGTTGAACCACCTAAAGAAGAAGTTATAGAAGATGTTGTTGGGGTTGATGGAAATATAGAAATATTCATAGATGAATTAGAAAGACCTGAGTAAAATGAAAAAACTTAAAGACATAATAAAAGATAAAAAACGTGTAATAATAACAACTGAAGAATCTTTAGAGGATATTGAGCCTATAGAATGGTCAGATGATGTTCTAAACGGTGATGAAAAAGCTATTATTACAGAAAAAGAAGAATAGATATACTCCTTATGGAGTATATCTATTCTTTAATCATATTGTGTAGGGTCAGTTATATCATCATGTAACTCTCCCCTAGCAGGTCGTTTTGTTAATGTATATAAAGTTTGTATTGCTTCATTTTCAGTCTTTCTTACGTTTGAAGCATTTATATCTAGTATATTTGCTTTACTACGAACTATTTGATCACATTCAGCATTTGCTTCTTGTGAGAATATTCCTTTTATAGACATCTGGTCACCGTCCAAGTATGTCTATATTTTTTTTGTAGACGCTACTCTACCAGTGAGTTTCCCCACCATGGACTATATCATATAGGTTATTCAAAAACCTATCTACCTTTTTCCCAATTCGCTTGAACCGGTACGGCATATGCCTAGTCTCTGAACCTTCTACCAATCGTAATTTTTAGAAATATGTTTCCAACGTTTTCTCTCATGGATAAATCTAACTATAGTATAACTTACAGGAAAATTACATAGTTTAATAACTTCAGGTCTACTATATCCTTTACTTAATAAATTACAAATAAAATGACATTGTTCATCAGTTATTTTAGACATACCATTTTCAGATCCTGGAGAAATTTTACCCCAATGATTAGTCATTTCAGCTTTTTTAGTTTTATTAGTACATGTGAATTGATGTTCTAAATTTTCTAATTGTGTACACCATTCAAGATTATCAACATTATTGTTTGAACGGTTTTTATCTTTATGATTAACCTGTTCATCAAATTCACTTTTTACCAAAAACATTTCTGCAACTAATTTATGAATATAATAAATATGTCTACTATTATCATTATGTTGTAATCCAACTGTATAATAACCTGCTGTTGTAACTCCATATTTTAAGTATTTTCCTGTTTTAATATTTTTAACTTTACCGTCATTAGATATTGTATACATCGGTTTAACATCGCCTATTACAATAAGTTTTTCTTCCATTTCATCATCACCTTTCATGATTGGTAACTTGGCTGCGGATTACCCAATCTTAAACCTTTTTACTATACCTGAGGTAATTAATCTCAGCCATCATAATATTACTATTATAACTTAGTAGTTTAAGCTCTAAGGGTGTTCCCGAACAATTTAAGTAGTTTAAAGACTACAACGTGACCATTTTATAGTCTCCACCAAACTGTTTAAGTAAAACATTTGATAATTTAAGAACATCGTAGAAATAAGTTGTAATTTCTACAGGTGACATATTTAAATCAACTACAGGATAAAATTTATATAAAACACCATTATATATCATCGGTTCAGTTTTTACTGTAGATGATACATTTAATTTAGATGGTATAGATCCTAAGTGATTTGTTATAGGATAACGTGTTATGAAAACATGTTTATCTGCAGCAGCTCTATTTGCAACTATAAATAGAACATCTGTTATAGTCATATCACGAACTATTTCAGTACCATCTTCTTTTTGTAATTTTATTTTATAATATATTGGATAAGGTTGTTCTTGTTTTAAAGGGATTTCAACACGTTTAAAACGATCATCGTATGTTCTAGTAAACCCATCCATCATCTTTTTAAAATAATCATCACTATAATAGAAGTTAAAGTCTAATAAATCAGCGGACCCTGATAACTTCTTATTATATTCTGATAAATCTTCTATTTTATAATTAAGCATTTCATATTGCTCATTAAAGAAATTTCTTAATTCATGTAACATAAATGGATAGAATAAAGTACAAAGTAATGCTATAGGAATAGCACAATGTGTAAAGTCAACTATATTATCATCATATCTATCAGATCTAAATTCAGGTGCAGCTATAACTGCACGAACCCCATAGTCAACTGTTTTACCTAATAGCGATTTTCTTATTAATCCATTTTTCTTTTCTAATTTATGTTTGAAATAATCGTATATTTCTACTAATGTATCTTGTACTTTACCTCTATTAGAATTTATCATAAAGTCAAATTCGTTTATAGAAGCTAACATATTTGTAAATTTTAATAATTTACAATATAAATCAGTTAATTCATTATGAGATAATTTACCAGAATCGGATTTTTGGAAATTAACATCCCTGTAGAATGCTGGTATAACTATCCATCTTTTTACAAATAAAACATTTTTATTATAAGCTTCTATTAAATTAATTCTTTCATTTCTTACGTTAGAATCATTTCTTTTAAATTTTATTTTATCCCAGTTTTTATATAACCAAGCACATCCGTTATTTCCATTTTCTTCGTCTTCTTTTAATTCTCCAGCTTCAGTTATAATAAACTTTCGTGTACCTTTTACTATAGCCTCAATACGTCTATCAAGTCTTAAAAGTATTTTATAAACATATGGGTGAAGAAAATAATCATGTAAACTTATATAAGCATAATTTTCTTTTCTTTCTTTAGATGTCATTCCAAATATTTCTAATGATAGCATACCATCAGCAGTTGGTACATTCCCAGCTTCGAATAATATGGGATTTGTAACTTCTTTTCCTTCAAGACCATTTGTGCGTATAAGGCGTTCTACGTCCATTAAATCTATTTTCATAAATAACAGCCTCACTTTCATAATTATTAGTAACGGTTATCTCCAACGTAGTACCGACATTAATAATTTGTATTGAAAAGTCTGTTGTTTGAGAATATTCCTCCTCTATTTCAACAGGTTCATTTAACGATATAATCACTTTAAGTGAATCATGTTCTTCGTCATCTATGTACTCTATATTTAGAATATTACTTTCCTCTATAAATGATATTATGTTGTAAACTTCAACTACTTTTAAATAATGTAACTCTATTACGTCTAAAAAAGAGTCAGCTAATCCTGATTGAATTAGCTGATTTATAAATTCATCTATTGGCATCATAAGAATCCTTTTCCTTTCGTCTTATTTGGGATTCTCGGAATCAATTAAATTATCTATAAATTTTACTATTAGCTATTGCTCGTTCTTGGGCTTTTAACTCCTCTTCTCGGTATTTTTGTTCATCCTCTATTTCTTTATTTTTACGTTTAATACGAGCATCTCTTATCGCTACAAGTTCCTTGTATGACATTTCTTCTAACATAAAATAAGCACTTGGACCACCAAACAACTCTAATATTTCGTCCATAAACATAGATATTTTTTCTAGTCTATAGTCGTATTCATTGCTTGTTGGTATTTGTGAAAAAGGATTGTATCTAATTCAACTCCTAAAGAATTTACATGGTGTTTACATTTCATATTAGGGCAAGTAATATCCATTAATCCAAATCTAAATTCTAATCCTTCTGTTATTTCACCTATCTTAGTACTAAGTATACTTATATCAGTAGCATTTAAACTATATATTAATTTTATTTTATCTTCAGTGTCATCTATTTCAAGATATGTAGCACCATCATCATCTGGATTTGGTACGTAAATTCTAGAAACAGCAGATGATATTATTGTTGCTTGTTGATATTTTTCATCTAATTTATCTATAGCATTTACTGAATCATATATGAATGAATATGCATTTTGAACACCTATAGTACATATAAATTCAGAATCTGGTAATTGTATAGATTTTTCTGTATTTAATACAGAATTTTCAAAACATTCTTTAGCTTGTTCTTCAGTAAAAGAATGGTCTGCAACATCTTTTACTAATGCTGCAAGTTTTTCGGACATTTCTTCAGCTCTTAATAAAGATCTCATTTCATATTTATGTTCTATTGCACTCTTACACATTGGGCAAGTTAATGGGAATACGTCTTCATCTGGGAATGTAGCACATAATATACCATAAACTAATATATCATATTCTAATGAAGCCACATTATTTAAGAATGTGTTGAAATCCATTTTACCTATAGAAGTTGATTCAACTTTAGAATGTATTAATGTCCATTTAGCAACTAATGTCATAACATTAACTTCTTGACCAGTTATTAATCCCATTAATTCAAATGTAGAACATCCTTTCATAACCATAGTTAAACCTGAAATAGGTAAAACTATAGTTGTATTTCTAATAGTATTACGTTTTTGTAATATTCTATCAGCTATACCAGTTTTAGCCTTTTTAGTTTTTATTGATTTTAATTCTACAGTTTCAACTTCTTTTAATTTTATAGATTTAACTTTTTTCATTTTAGCTCTTTCTTCATCTGTAAAGTTTATAACTTGACCCATACCAGTTTTATCTATAATCACAACTGCCTCATTATATCTTTTTAAGAAATCCTCAGATCTTTCAACTCCATCATCCATAGATTCTTCAACTACATTTTTAGGCTCGTCAACTGCAAAAGAATCATCGTCTTCATATGCTAACGATTCTTTCATTTCTTCTTCTTTTCTTTTAGCTTCTTCCTCTTCTTTCATTTTTTGGAAAGCTTCAAATTCTGCTTTAGCTAATTCTGTTTCTTCTTCAATCTCTCTGATCGTATCTTCTATTGCAGCCATTTGTTCCGCTGAAATTATATTACCAGGGACTCCTCCACCTCTAATTCCTGAATGTTTCAGTATTTCATTATTTTCAAATACTTGACCCATTTCAGCTTTAGCATTTTCAGCATTTGTAGGATCGAATCCTTCTGGTACATTACTAGCTATTTTTTTAATATCTGTTTCTTGTTGATTATTATTTACTTTAATGTTATTTTGCTCTAATAAAGATTTGATATCTACTTTTTTATTATTGTTATCCATTACGGTTTCCTCCTAAAAAATATATTTTTATAAATTATCGTCAACTAAGAAGTTAAATTCTAATTCATTCAATGTATTCCTATAGAATGCATAGTATGCGTCAAATTTTATTTCTTCTTCATCAACATACATTGGTATCTTAATTAATAATACTGGTTTATTAAATTCATCCATAACTACTGTAACCAGTAATTCATCGGTTGATAATTGAGGAAGTAAATCCTCACAATTACTTACAATCAGACCCTTAATAAGTTCAACATCTAACTGTTGTTGCATTGTAGGTTGAACGTATTGACCTATATTAATGCCTATATGTGGCATACTTGGCATATTACCAGGTCGCATTAATAGGATATTTAAAATATAGTTTACTAATGAATCGGTTTCTTTAAATATTCTACTTTTCTGGTAAAAATCTTTATCCAGACCAACATCTCTTGGTAAAGCCAATTATCATCATCTCCTTTACTGTTTAATTCATTGGTATTATTATATTGTAATTTAGTTTATTTTTCATTAATTCTTGTAAATATTGTTGATAAAAACAATCTCTTAAGTTAACTGTAATATAAAGAAGAAAGGTGGTTAAATTTATGTTCAAATGTAAAATATGTGGAAAGAATTTTACTGAACTTCCATGTTTATATAGTCATATAGAAAAAGAACATTCTTCAATGATACCGAAAGATATGTGTGTTCAACAATATTACTATTATATGAAAACTGGAAAAACACATGGGAATTGTGTAATGTGTAAAAAACCTACTACATGGAATATGAATACTGGTAAATATAATAGATTCTGTGGAGATCCTAAATGTAAAGATGAATATGTTAAAATAATGAAGGGTAGAATGGTTGCTAAGTACGGTAAAACACATTTATTAAACGACCCTAATAAACAAAGAGAAATGTTAGCTAATAGAAGTATATCTGGTACTTATGAATGGTCTGATGGTAAACATGAATCAACATATACTGGAAGCTATGAATTAGACTTTTTAAAAACATTAGATGGATTCTTTAACTGGGACCCTGAAGATATATCAATGCCTTCTCCACATACGTATACTTATAAGTATAATGGAGAGGATAAATTCTATATACCAGATGTTTATATACATTCATTAGAATTAGAAATAGAAATAAAAGATGGTGGAGATAATCCTAATAATCATCATAAAATACAAGATGTAGATAAAGAAAAAGAACGTTTAAAAGATGAAGTAATGTGTTCACAAAAAGCAGTTCATTATGTAAAAATAACAAATAAAAATTACGAAAATCTTTTTAGATTCTTAAAAGAAATTAAACAGAGTTTTGAAAAATACGGTGATGAAAAGAAAATACCTAGAATATTTAAAATAGAAGATATTAAAGGTGTTAGTAAACAACCTATAAAAGAAAGTACTGAAGTGATAGAAGAAGCTTATATGAGAAATAAAAAAGATTTGTATGTAAACTTTGAATTATTCGATTCAGGTAAAAGTAATATTTGTTTAATTACAGGATTATCAGGTAGTGGAAAATCTACTCTAAGTGATGAACTATGTAAGAAATATAATGCAACATGTATAGAGATGGATATGTTTGAACATCCAGATATGGATTTTGGTCCATATTCAAACGAACTAATATTTAATAAATATTTTAATAATAAACCATTATTAAAACAAAAACTTATTAATAACGAACTTAACAATGAAGAATTATCTCTAGAAATGACTAACGTATTATCATATGCAATTAACTACTGTAATCAACACCCAGATAAAAAATTTGTTATTGAAGGATTACAAATCTTTGCAGATATTAATCCTGATATGGTAAAAGGACTACCTATTGTATTTGTAAACACTTCCATGATTAATTCTATGATTAGAAAAGTAAAACGTGATAAGCAAAGATATAGAGTTTCAGATTTATTTGAATGGTATATTGCCGATGAAAAGAAATTCAATGGATTTAAAAAAGAAATAATAGAAGAAAGTTTACGTGATGGTATGGATAATACTATCTACAACTTTAAAAAGTTCAATGAACGTAAATACTCTGAAAACGATTTGTTTTTCTCATTAAGTTATGATTTAGCTAAAAATAATCCTATTGAATTGCAGGCATTGATAAATCGAATGATAATCGGTGCTAGGTATGAAGATGACTTTAGATATATTGAAAAACTAGTAAGAAAATCTAATACTCAAACTAAGTTATTATTAAGAAAAAATCCGAAACTTAAATATGAATATGATTATTATTATGATTGGATAAATAACGGTGGTATGGAAAATGCTATAAAAGAAAGAAAGCGTGATTTAAAGTTATATGAAAATTGGAATATTATTGAAGAAAACTTATTTATTTCTAAAGAAAATATTGAAGTTAATATCGATAAATTCGGAACTTCTAATAATGTTTTATATATAACTGGTTTAGGTGGTTCTGGTAAAAGTACTATTATAAAAGAATACTCTAGAATATATAATGCAGAAGCATTAGAGTTTGATGCTGTTACATCAGCATTAATAAAAGGGTTGGAAAACTTAAACACTAATAAAATACACCCTATTATATTAGAATATCTTCATACTCAAAAACCTAATAGATTAAATGGATTTAGCGATCCAGCTTTTAATACTGAATCAGTTAAATTCTTAGATTGGTTTGAAAAAAGAGTACAAGGTGATAATAAACTTTACATACTAGAAGGTATGCAATTATTTATATGCTTTGAACCCGAAAGATTTATAAATAAACCAATGGTTATAATGGGTACATCTGTATCTAAATCTATGTTTAGAAGTGTATCTAGAACTTATAAACGTAGTGAAGGTGATATTATAAAAACGTTTAAATTCTTTTTAAAAACTTTAAAAAGAATTCCTATATTCGTTAAAAATGATAAGCAGATAAATGAACTTATAGATACTATAAGTGAATGTTATATTGAAGAAAAGTTTGAACCAGATAAATTCTTAGTTTGGTTTGATAAACCTATACAAAAGTTAAAAGGTGGGAAAATCAAATTATACCGTGGTTCGTCTAGAATAATAAAAGATAAAATAGATCCAATGTCGATAAATGTTGGAGCCACTAAATATAGTGACCCAAGATGGTCTACTTATTTCTGGGATAATAAAGAAGATGCTATATCATGGGCATTATCAGACGCAGTATTTGATGTAGTGGGTGGTTCAAATATGGAATTCGTAGGTCATAATAATAAAGGAAAAAATATAGTAGTTATACCCGATGGAATGAGCGAAAAGGAATTTAAAAACTATTTATGTGAAAAAACTGAAGCTTTTTATGTTTATGAAGTTGAGATTGACATAAAAGACTTAGAAATAGGATCATGTCCTGTTATACGTGAATATACTGTAAGTAAACCTGTTGACATTGTAAAAATGTATACTTATAAATTAAATTCTGAACTTTGTAGAAGGTTTATTGAATTTAAAACTAAAAAAGAATATGTTCAGTATGTTAAAGATAATCAAAAGCTTATAAACGGTCCATTATTTAGAGGTCCTATTTTAAATAAAATACTAGACAAAAATAGAGATATGTATAGAGGTATAATTAAAACTGACTTAAAAAATGGTAATATTGAAATAGGAGATAATTTAACAGATTATAAAAAATCCATAAATCACCATCATAAAAATGATAGTTATAACATGGAATCATATATTACAGATGTAATGAGTGAATCTTCTATAAGTATTCCTCAAATGAATTATTATCTTCAAAATCAATATGAAGAAGAAATGAGAAATTATCTAAATACTTATAAAAAATATTATAACTTAATGCTTAAAGAACAACCATCAGCAGTTGAACATATAAACGAAGATATCAGAAAATGTCTAATAGTCATAGATGATTTATCTAAAAAAGAAGGTGTTGAAAATAATTTAGTTCAATTCGCTAAAGATGATTTAGGAGAGATAGTAAAGGCATCTAAACATGGTAAACCTGTTAAAGTATTTGAATCGATGGTTGATGACATGATTAATATAAACGACTCTGACGATATACAATCTATAACAGTTCAGGGAGATAATGTTAGTATATCTAATGAAGTTATAGAATGTAAATTAGTTTATAAAAATCCTAATAATAAAAAGCTATTCTCTTTAAATGATATCAATAGTAAACTTATAATAGAAAATAGTTACGTTATACAACGTGATAAAATAGGTTCACATTGTTCAGTGGTACCTTATTATAAAGATATTGATGAAGAAAATATATTAGAATTTACAGTAACGATTGAATCTAATGATTATGATTTAGATAAAAAGCTTACTGAAGGTATAACTATCACAAATATGTTTAAATTCAATGATTTTGAATTTATTAGAGAAGCTTGTTTAAGATTATTTGGTGTTTATCCTAAAGAAATCAATTTTAAATAGGAGGTGTCTGTATGCAAGAATTTAATAAAAACATTTTAGAAACTATGCAGAAAGAAGTTAAACAGATAAAAAGTGTATATGAAGTGTGTAAATATTGTAAAGAAGGAAATGCTATCGCAAATAAAGAATATTTAAGAGATTATCCTACACATAAAGATTTACTTAATATATTTGAAAGTGCTGTATCTATAGTTGAAAATAATATTATAGGGACTTATAATGAATATGCTATTGAAAATGCTTTAAATGATATTGAATTTATCATGGGTCAGAATGTCTTAATGGAATCACATGTACAAAGATTATTATTAAGCGTGATGACATTACAAGATTTTCCTATATATAAGAAAAAACTTGAAAATGTAAATCAAAGAATATGTAATTTATATAACTGTGAGTCCAGTAGATATAATATTAATTATGATGAAGATAAAGCTAAATCTTCTTTTAATTATCAACAACTTGAATCGTATTTAAGATATAATAAAGTTGGTTATGAAGAAGAATTGATCGATATGCCTATTAATGGTGATTATGTTACTGAGAGTGTTGATTATGATATAAATGGTGACATTATTAATAAAATAAACAAAATTGCAGAAAAATATAATTGTTTAGAAGCAGCAAATATAATAGATAGATTTATATTAGAACAACATGGAATAGAGTCCATTACACAAGTATTTAATAATGGTAAATTACAATTAATACACCATAAAAACGGTACTCAGTTTAATATATATAGAAATACTAAAAAGAAAAATGAATACTATCTTATGACAGAATCTAAATCAATTAGACTAACTGTAAAGGGATGTGATAATAGTGAAAAACATATATGATATTTTTGATGCTAGACGAGAAGAAATGGTTGAAAGTGAGTATCAAGAAATTCAAGAATTTTATATAACTGAAGAAGAAATGTTTGAAAATTTATTATATGTGAGTTATGATAGTAATAAATTACGAATCATAAAAGAAGAGGCTGAAGAATCTGTAGAAACTAGTAAAAATGGTATAATCAAAAAATTAACTGAGCAAATGAAACGTGTTATTAAATGGATTTTACATATGGTTGGTATATATAGAGAAAAGTTTGAAGCAGGAGCTAGATTTGTTAAAAAATATGATTTGAATAAATGTGTAGTAAAAATAAGAAATGGTGAAAATGATAAGATGATAGAATATCATCCTAATAAAATGGCTTTCCCTAGTATACAAAGTAAATGTCTTAATAATATTCATAGATTGATAAATGATACTAGAGCACATTCTATAAAATTAAGACCTGAAGATTATGATGATGGAGATGTAAACCAAGAAGATGAAGATGAAAAATATTTAAACGTATTACTTGAAACATTTAGATTAAGTGATAAACATAAAAAAGAAATAAAACTATCTCAAGTTAACGTTATAGCAGTTCATAATATTTTAACGGAATTACCTGATGCTAATAAAAAATTAGAGGGATTGAAGGCTAAAGTACAAAATGTTTACAACCATGCAATAAACAATATTAGACAAAAAGGTGATACTGATAAAGAGAAAAAATCTAATAGAGCTAATAATGAATTAAAAATGATAAATAGTAACATGAGAAAAATAAATGAACAGATTAGAGGTTATGCTAAAGTCATGACAATATTATTTAACGAAGAATATGGTGTTGCTAAAGCGTTAGTTTCTGCTGCTACAGGTAGAAAAATAGATGATGGTGAATTAGATGCTAAAGAAAAACCAGAAAATAAAGAAGGGAAATAATCCCTTCTTTATTTTTTTAACTTTATAACAAATCAGTATATTTAATATCGAAAATTAGGAGGTAATTTATATGTATAAATTAAGTTTAAGACCGTTACTAATATTATTTGTGTTATGTTTAACAGGAATGATATTTTCAATAATAGCTATAAATAAAGAAATAGATTCATATATAGAAGAAATGAAACCTGAAGTATTTGTAGAAATAAACAACGTAGATGTTGCAGTAGATGTTAAAGAAGATGGTAATAAAATAAAAGTAGTTGTTGAAGGTAAAGAAGAAATTGCTATAACAAATGATGAACCTGACGAGGTTGAAGAAATGTATATTAAAGTCACTAGTGAACAAGGTCTTAATATAAGACAAGAACCAAATATAGAATCGGAAAGGATCGGTGTATTATATTACGGAGAAGAAGTTAAAATTTTAGAAGAATCTGAACAGTGGTATAGAATAGAACAAGGATATGTGTATAAAGAGTACGCTATTAAAATTTAAAAATCAGTATACAATATCGTAAGTGTAAAACGTAAAATTTCAGTACTATATTATAATAGTGAATATAGAAAATAATTATAATACATTTCTATGTTCCAAATAAAAAATATATTTAAAATTTAAGGAGGAAACAAATTATGAGTATGAATAATAATGTAGAAAGAAACAATAATGGAGTTAACGTTATACAAGGTGTTTCAGATAATAGTTTTATGCACAGATGTTATTTAGGATCTTTAGCTAAAGTTACAGGTGCAGATATATTAGATTTCCTACAAGGATTCATAAAAGACCTTAAAGGGGAGGTCGGTATGATATATTCAAAAGATTCTGAAACGGGTGAAATACAAGGTATGTTAGCAATAGGATACAAAGCTAATAGTCAAGGAAGACAACAACAAAACATGAACGGTATGATACCTATACCAGGTATCAACAGTTCAAGAGGAGGTAAGATCAACGAAGCAGTTCTTAAATCTATAGATAGAATTAAGATGCCTGGATATGGTCCATCAGTATTAAACAAAGAAGATGCGATATTATTCAGAGTTGATTTAGCTGCAATAGTCGCTGAGATGATGAACCCTGCTAAGGGTTACGCAGTGTCTATAGATGATGTTAAAATGCATGGAACAAGTGATATAACAATATTAGTATCTGTATACAAATCTAAAAATGTTAACAATGTAAATAGAATGACAAAGATATTACAATCTCAAGGAAGTAAATTTAATAATAGACCACAAAATCAAAATCAACCACAAAGATATAATGGTGGTAGAAGATAGATAATTAATGGAGTATAGTCATAGACTATACTCCATTTTATATGTTCCAAAATAAAAATAATCAATAATCAAGGAGACGGTATATTATGACAACTTATAAACCTTTCAACGAATTTGATATAGTAACATTAATAGAAACAACTGAAGTAGTTCCAGCATTATTTATAGAAGTAGGTACAATGGGTGTAGTAATGGATAAAACAGTTCCAGATTATTATCTAGTTAAGTTTGAAAAATATGGTGCTTATTGGGTAGACGGTAAACACCTACTAAGATATAATAAGTAGCCTAGGCTACTTATTATTTTTTTACGTTCCTCGAGAATAATAATTGTTACAGTAAATTAAATTTCATAAAAAATATATTATAATTTATCAACACACCAACAACTTCTTAAAGCAAAGCATTAAGAAACAAAACGAACCCTCTTAAAAGGGTGAGTGAAGAAGTTGTTATAATTTAATTATGGTTAGGAAGGTACGTCCATTTTATGGACAACTTAAAACCTTCTGAAAAATAATCATAATAACAATCAATTAACCTATATTGTATTATATAAAATCATCTCCTTATTTAAATATATTTTTGATATGTGAATAACCTTTAAAGGTTATTCACATATATTTTAATTTAAATATTAACAAATTATTAATTTGAAAATTAGGAGGTAATGTTATGGCTAAAAAAGAATTTAAAAGTGAAGTAATTGAACATGTAGCAGATTTAAAAGATTATACAAATAAAACTAAATCAGTTATGAGAATGATTTGGGGAGACAATCCAGTAACTATGGATATAAGAATAGTAGATAAAAATACAAATTTTGTTGGTAAAGGAATATCTTTATCGGATGATGAATGTGATATGCTAGTAGATATTCTATTAGATAGGGGATATGGTAGTATAGATAAAATAAAAGAAGTGTTAGTTAAAAATATGAGAAGAACTGATACGGAAATAAAATCATTTGAAGATTGTGAAGATCATATAGATTGCGTTTATATAGACGATGAAGGATATACAGTAGTAGATATTCCAATGTATGATTAGAAGGAGGTGATTATATCTTGGATACGGATGGTAGGCAGATTATTTCAAATTTATTATTCTTTATAATTCAATTATTATTATTCTTTAATTCTAGATTTAATATATTAACTACGTATATAATTTGTAGTGCAATTATAATAGTTCCTTTAACAGATAAGTTAAATAGAGAAGGATATTGTATAGAGAATAAATCTAAAGGAATATATTTAATCTATCCAGCTTTATATGGAGAAAAGGAATGATTGAATGTTTAGAAAATGTAGAATATTCAGAAAGGAGGTCTTTAATTATATGGAATTATACTTCAATATGTTTAAAATAAAATATCTAAAATTAGATGAGTTATTAGAAGAATTTACATTTATTAAAGGAGAAGAAGTATTTATCTATATAAATCTAGAATCAATATTAAAGAAATTAACTTCTTCTATAACAGATAAAGAAAATATAATTCAATCTTCGAAAAGAAATATCATATTAACTTCGTGTGTATTTAATTTAATTGCTCACTACAGATATTATTTCCATAAGAAATCTGTATGTAGTAGAATATTTGTATATGGTCCTGAATCTATTGATGTAGATTATCTTAATAGAGAATATAATAAAGATTATAGAACTAAATTAATGTTAATAAATACAAAAGAAACAACTTCTATAGGAAAAACATATGAAGACAGTATTAAGATGATTAAAACGTTGCTTAAATATGTTGAAGGAGTGAACTTTATTACAAGTGGAATAATTGAACCCAGTGTAGTTCCTCTAGTAATAAGTAAACATTTTAAAACTGATGAAAATAAGAATTTCATAATAACTGATGACAGGTATGATTACCAATATATTAAAGATGGGTTTATAATCCTTAAACCTAAAATGGATAAATCTACATTAATAGATTCAGTAAATGTTATGGATATTTTGAAATCTAAAACTAAATGTAATAATATTCCTAATCCTGATAAAAACTTTTTACCTTTTATAATTTCAGTGCTAGGAGACAAATATAGAAATATCGATAAAATAAAAGGAATGGGAATATCAAGAATATATAATGAAATAAATAAAGGATTAATGAATAATATAATTACAATTGATATTGAAAATGTAAATAGTTTAATCTGTTTAATTAATGAAAATTTTCAGAATGATTTTCTGATTAATTATATGACAACTAGTATATATGAACAGTATAAAAAGATATCAGATGTTGAAGAAAAATATATTTTAAATCAAATAATTGATAAGCATGATGGAGGGTATATGAAAGTAATTAATAACGATTACTTTAATGAATATCCTTTAAACATAATAGAAATAAATACAGGAATAAAGAAAAGAAAATTAAAAATAAATTGGAGGTAATAATTATGAAATCATTTAATAATATATTAGAAGTATTTGTGGAAAAACATATGATAGAAAACTTTATGGATGAAAGTAATGTTTGGTGGTATAAAGTGGATGATATTAAAAGAGTTATACCTGTTAATATGGAATGGTATAAACATCTATTTACATTTAAAAATGTAGTAGAAGGTGATAGTGAAGTTTTATTTATAACTAAAGCTGCTTTAATAATATTATTACAAAATACAGAAACTATATATGGTGAATATCTAAAACTATTAAGTCAACACGATGCTATCCAATTAAAGCTAGATGCTTTAGAAGCAGAACTTAAAAAAGATCATACCTTTAGATAAAGTGTAAAAAGGTAAAATTTCGATTATATATTATAAAAATGTAATATAAGAATAATTATCATCAGGTTTAAGCTTATAATTACAAATAAAAGATATAAATGTATATACAGATGTGGGAGACTAACCACATTGGTTTACGCTCAAAAGTGCGGTGGTCTAATAAGGGACCTACGGAGTGGTATATATACCAGCTGCGTTTCAGGGTAAACTATA